CTGAGAACCCCAATAAGAAGTTCAAGGTGTACGTGAAGAACGAGAAGGGTAAGGTTGTGGTTGTTCGATTTGGTGATCCCAACATGGGAATCAATCGAGACGATCCAAAGAAGAGAGCATCATTTAGGGCACGACATAATTGTGCAAATCCTGGCCCTAAATGGAAAGCACGGTATTGGAGTTGTTATCAATGGCGTGGAAGTGCTAAGGTTGATAACTAAAATAATATAAATAGATAAGTTGTTACTTAACTATATTTAAATGGGAAAGTCCAAAAATGGCAGTAGAGACACAAGCTAAACGACTCGATAGAATCGAGATGAAAATCGACAAGCTATCAGATGCGATGATTAGTCTTGCTCGTGCAGAGGAAAAACTTATCGCTATAGAAAAGAACAATCACTCTAATTTTGAGAGAATGAATAGATTCTCTATGAAGTTGGACGATATAGAGAGAAAGGTAAACGAAAACGCACACACAGTGGGCATTATAAATAAAATAGCATGGGTCACCACATCAATACTGATTGGTGGTCTCATAAAAATGTTTTGGTTCTAACGGAGACTAACAATGTCAATTAAAAAAACTATGGAGGCGTATTTGGAAATGGTCTCCGAAGCAAAAAAACTCGACCCTGTAGACGATAAGGCGAACGACAAGAAGTTCAAAGATCGTAAAGACAAGGACATCGATAACGATGGAGACGTAGATTCTTCAGATGAGTATCTGCACAAGAGACGTGCGGCAACTGACGATGCAATCGATGGTGGTAAGAAACCTGCCAAGAATGCAGTGAAGAAAGAATCAGAAGACGAAGAGGAAGGCGAAGAGAAGAAGAAGAAGCCTTTCCCTCCAAAGAAAAATGGTGATGAGGAAGACTCTGAAGCCGAGAAGGATGAGAAAGAAGAAGATCCTGTAGACGCAGACGGTGAAGACGAAAAACCAGAAGACAAGAAGAAGAAGAAATCTTCTGCAAACTCTGGTGAGAAGACTGCAGAGATCTCTAAGATCGGTGAAAGCACACACCAAGGTATCTCTATGGACGCTGCGACTGCCGAGTTACTTGATGCAGTTCAACAGATGTTCAATGAGAGAAAAGCAGCAGGCCCTATCGCAGGTGCACCCCCAGAGAAGATCGATGACAAAGAGTCTAAGTCTGGTAAGGACTTCATTGCGAAGCACAAAGTTGATGTGAAGACTCACGATGAACTTGAAAGGATTGAAAAACCCAAAGAGCGAAAAGTTAAAAAAGAGATGACAGAGTTCGAAGTGATTCGTGCGATTCTCTCTGGTAAAACCCCTGAGTAATGATAAGGAGTAAATTATGTTACAACCCCCAAGATGGTGTAAAGACGCAGTACCAACCCCACGTGGTTGGGCAGATGCAACAACCGGAGAACTTTTGATCTCCACACGATTAAATGCAGATGACATTGATGCATATATCAATCCTACGTCTGGACAGGTTGTATTCGAAGAAGTAGTACACGAAGCGCCTACTATGTTGCATGAAGCACCTGTAGGTAACAAGTCTCTCGAAGACATGACCAAAGCAGAACTAGTTGCACTCGCAGAGTCAACTGGTGTGGACGTAAAGAAGAGTGCAACAAAGGCAGTATTGATCGAAGCACTCTCTTAACACAACCCTACATATATTATGAACTTAGAACTGACACACAAAACCTTCACGCTCTATGCAGCGCAGAATTATTACAATCCTACCTGCATAGATAGTGAAGAGTTTTTCGATGACATCAAACGATTCAAGTATGTCAAACGATTACTCAATCGATACAGAGACACACTTGAACTCTCCGAAAGACTAATACTTAATCACCTAATCGTGATCTTCAATTGTTGGGGATTCGAATCTGGGGTGGAGATGTTAGCACTCAAAGTAGAACCAGAACACTGGCCTGCACTCAAACCTTTTCTTATATTCCTCAAGGCAGTCGAGGGTACTGATCTGACGGGTATTCCACTAGACCCTTGTGTGGTCGATAAATTGAGAAATTTGAAATGATCAAACCAGACGAAGACAAGTGTGGTGATTGCACCGTCTGTTGTGAGATAATGGGTTATACCGGAGGATGGAAATTCTTTGACAGGTATAACGAGGCAGAAAAGTTTGGGGTAGACTATGGTGAATGGTCTACTTGTAATAAACTCTGTGATACCGGATGTTCAATCCACCACGACAAACCTAAAATCTGCGAGAAGTTCTTCTGTTCATACGTGAAGTATGATATGCCCAAGGAGTTCAAACCGAATGACTGTGGGTTCGTTGCACACATCCAACCGCATGACGGTGTAGTAGGTATTCTATCTACGGACAAGACAATGCCTCCTGATATCCTGTATGATAATAACAAACAAATGATCGAAGAGATGATTGAGGAAATTGAGTTCAGTGAAGGTAAACGTTTCGAAGCTTGGTTTCATTCTAAGCAGGGTTCGATACAACTAAAGGGGAAACAGTGGAATGGAAAATGAAGTTTTTTATATGTAAAGACAGTTCCAAATTCGGTATACATGAGTACCAACAGTATGGTCAATGGATGTACTACTGTGATGACAAGGTACAGACCTACCAAGGTCATGACTATCTTGTCCTGTACTGTGGTTACTTGATAGAAGGACATCTCGAAGATGCATGTCGTAATCTAAGTTTCAACGAAGAGAACGGTAACTTCTTTGCGGTCAAACTGACCCCAGACGGGGACTATCAAATCTTCTTAGACTACTTCAACAACCACAAGGTGTTCTATGCAGACAAATATGGTATAGAGATATCCAACTGGTTACCTTTCATGTCATGCAATCAATCGGATATCGTGCGTAAGGATCTAGGGTATGACTACCTCGCACGTGAACTGACTCCCGAAGAGAATACTACCTACTTCGGTCACATAAATTCATACATCCCACCATACGATTATCTCTTGGATTGTGAACAAGCATGGTCTGAAGAGAAGTGGGATCCAGATGATCTTGCAGAATACATCTACGAATGTATGACACAACATGCAGAGAAAATTAAATCCTTGTATCCAAAACGATTCTGTGCACTCAGTGAAGGCATAGATTCTACATTACAATCACTGTTCTTTAAGGATGATCCGCAGTACGGATATAACGTAGAACCATGTGATGCAGGTGCCGCAGGGTTATCATATAAACGACTCAACTGGAGTAAGTTCCCTAATGTCAATACATACACGTTCAACGCTTGTGATGGTGCGAAGTATGTAGATAACCATCTGAATGATTCATCTACCAGATGGGCCAGTATCCTACCCACAATGATACAGGTCGAAGAAGCAGATCCGGACATCGTAATGTATGGTGTAAACGGAGATGAGATGTTCTTCCGTGATATGACCCCACATCTACATGCAGTGACCTTGCATAATATCCCTAAACATGATACAGTAGAGGGATTAAAGAAAACTATTAGAGAAGACGTTGCATCTAAGGTAAACATGTACGGTGCATGTTACTCTGTGGGTGATGATGACAGTGCATGGCAGTATGTGGATGTATACGAGAATGTGTGGTTGAGATCTATGCCCAAATATCGAACTCAGCTTACACTTAAACAAGAGATGTTTAGGTTGATGACTCCTAAATACTACACACGAGCAATAAGTGCGAACAATGATGTCATGGTTGCATCGTTGTATAATGACAGAAGAATCTACCATGAGGTCTTGAAATGTAGTGAAGAATACCTCAGAGAAGAAGCAATGGATTGTCCTATACAAAGGAAGTTGTTGAGTAAGTTTGATTTTTTCTGTGAGACTCCACACAAAGACATATTGTATGCAGACTATGACCCACTTCACGAGAATGTTTTTAGGGGTACGGTACAAAAATGTCTTGAACAGAACATCTAGAAAGGTATAAATAACGCTATGGGACTATTAAAATCAGCAGCAGATCTTGTCTATACTATCCGGTTCTTGAAACTTTTAGTAACGAAGTTCGAGGATACCGAAGCGTTTAAAGCGGGTATCATAGACAAAGACGGAAACAAGAATAAAGAATTCAATCAGAACTCGGCAGATGACCGTGCGGCATATCGTGCCCATTATACCACATTCCACAGACTTGTTTTCAATTTAAAACGCATCATGGCAAAAGCGCCAGGCGGTTCGTCTGTTGTTGCACGGTACGGAGCAGCACTCGCACTTATTAAAGAACATGGTGGTGATGTAGATAAGATCCACAAAGAAACGGGTATAGACATTCTTGACTGTCTCGCAGAAGAGACCCAGTGGTTTATGTTGGAAGGACATGAGTTGTCGCCAGGCGTATACCGAATTAAGAATGATACCATCACTACCGAATGTCACGAGATTGTTAAGAAGGGTGATCAACTCAGAGTTGAGATCACCTTACCAGTAAACGAAGTTTTAGGTCTTCAAATTTACGAGGCAACCCATATGAAATCAGGGAAGTCTGTGTATGTGACCACAGGAGAGTTATCTAAATGAGAATGCATCATAAGTTTGAACGTCATTTTTCTGGTGTGACTGATCTCATTAGAGAAGGTCATACTTATCTCACTGATAAAACTGTAAGAAATTTTCGAGGCGTACTGGAACGCACAGGCGCAACAAACATCTTCGAGATAGGATTCAATGCAGGACATTCCTCTTTCTGCTTCCTACAACTCGATACAGAAATTTCACTTCATTCTGTAGATAACGCAAGACATCATTATACCGAAGCTTGTATGGTTAAAATGAAAGAAATTTTTCCAGACAGGTTTACCTACGAAGTATTAGACTCTAACTCAATCGAAGAACTTGGTGAATACGATTTAGTATTCATTGATGGTGATCATCATATAGATTCTCTGCGACACGATTATAATCTATGTCGTGATAACGGTATCCAATGGATACTGGTAGATGATTATGGCGATCCTAAGATAAGAGATTTTGTGCAAGATATACACAACGATACCAGTGGTGAGAACCCATACACTATAGTTGAACACTATCAGTATGAAAATGAATTGCAATTCCGAAGACCGATGTCACGTCCAGCGTTGCATGTGACTGAGATGGTGTTATTACAAAGAGAGGATTCAGAAGAAGATGTCGAAGATTAAACGATTAAAAGACTACGAATGTGAAGACACTACAACCACATCTGTGCCTGGCGCAGGTGACGATTCCTCAACTGTAGTGGTAAAAAAGAAAAAGAAACTTGCAAAGGTACTGAAACGGAAACCGTTTTGGTTTCTTAAAAGGAAAACATCCTCCGATAAAGCTTGACTTTCTGTGTCAGGTTTGGTATGATATATAAAATTAACTAGGATTGCGCTATGAATGTATTCACTCATAGGGGATTCACTGTCTGCGTTTTTCATGGACAGGATCAAGATGAAATTGATGAGGTATTTGCCATAGAAACCAGTTTGGGTATGAGTGGTGGTAATATCAATAAAATGATCTATGTACCAATGGAAGGTTGCGATGACACAAGTCTCCGTAAAGATAGATTTTTAACAACAGACCCAACTGCATCTCTCAGTAACCACATGATGTGGGATGAGATATGGACTAAAGAAGAACAAGATTTACACATAGTGAAAATGATAGATAAGTTCATTGACACGAAAAAACAAGCGGTGATTGAGAACTACGAGTATGTAGCTGAAGAACCATTTTACGATTACTCTGGCGGAAAATAAATGAAAATTGACAAGAAAAAGGATGCACTGTTAGAAGACTATGCGGTGGGAATGCTCAAAGACTTCTATCTAAATGATTATGAAACAAGTCCCCAAGAGGGATACGCAAGAGCCGCAAAGGCATGGTCAACATATAGGGGAGAAATGGATGAGGAACTTGCCCAACGCTTATATGATTATGTTAGTAATAAGTGGTTTATGTTTGCAAGTCCGGTTCTATCTAATGCACCGAATGGACATGGCAAAGGAAAGGGGATGCCAATCTCCTGTTTCCTTACGTATGTCCCAGATACTCTGGAAGGTCTCATTGGTCATAGTTCTGAGTTACGTTGGCTTAGTGTTTACGGCGGGGGTGTCGGGGGTCATTGGTCTGACGTGCGAACCGTGTCTGAGATTGCTCCAGGCCCCATTCCCTTCCTTCACACTGTAGATGCAGATATGATTGCTTACCGTCAAGGTAAGACTCGTAAAGGATCATATGCGGCCTATATGGATGTGAGTCATCCAGACATTATTGAATTCTTGAACATGCGTATCCCTACGGGTGATGTGCAACGTAAGGCATTGAACCTACACAACGCAATCAATATCACCGATGAGTTCATGGAAGCTGTTCGTGACAACAAAGAATTTGCACTACGTGACCCGAAAGACGATTCAGTAAAAGAAACTATCAGTGCACGAAAACTATGGGAAAGAATACTTGAAGTCCGGTTTCGCACAGGTGAACCATACCTGAACTTTATCGACACTGCAAATAAAGATTTGCCTCAACCACTAAAAGACTTGGGTCTCAAAATCAATGGATCGAATCTTTGTAATGAAATTCACTTACCGACAAGTGCAGAGAGGACTGCTGTTTGTTGCTTGTCATCACTAAACTTGGAATACTATGATGAATGGAAAGATACTACAATTGTCGCTGATCTTATTACTATGCTTGATAACGTCTTGCAGTACTTCATCGACGAAGCACCCGACACAATCACAAGAGCCAAATACTCCGCCGAAAGAGAAAGGTCAATCGGTCTTGGAGCCATGGGATTTCACTCGTTGTTACAAAAACACGGAGTTGCTTGGGAGTCCGAGAGAGCTAGAGATATCAATAAGGTTGTGTTCGAAAGAATTAAGGATCAGGCATCGAAACAGTCTGCTCTATTGGCAACTGAAAGAGGAGAGTATCCTGATGGGGTGGGAAGTGGACAACGTAACGCCCATCTACTTGCAATTGCTCCTAATGCCTCAAGTGGCGTAATCCTATCAACGAGTCCATCTATTGAACCTTTGAAGGCAAATGCGTACACGCATCGAACCCGAGCGGGAAGTTTTTTGGTGAAGAACAAGTATCTTGACAAATTACTTACCGAGCGGGGTATAAATACTGATTCGATCTGGAAGTCTATTATTACTAGTAAAGGTTCGGTGCAACATTTACCAGAACTCACTGAAGGTGAGAAAAGCATATATAAGACTGCACAAGAATTAGATCAAACATGGATTATCAAACATGCGGCTGATAGACAACCTCATATTTGTCAAGGTCAATCTGTGAATCTTTTCTTCCCGTCTGGTGTCCAGAAGTCTTATGTCAACAAGGTGCACTTGAAGGCATGGGAATCCGGTCTCAAAGGACTCTACTACCTACGTACAGAATCAAGTTCTCGTGCGGAGAATGTGTCTGAAAAGGTAGAGAGAGTAGCACTTGAAGATGATAACCGTACCTTGGTGTATGGTAAGAAGAACTGTCCTTTCTGTGAAATGACTAAGGACGAATTAAATCTACGTGGTATTCCATTTGATTATATCGATCTAGAAGAGGTAGGTAAAACTGCCGCTGAAGTAACAGGTAGAAAAGTAAAGACCGTTCCGCAAGTTTACCTTGAAGGTGAGTATGTGGGTGGTTACGAAGAGTTGATGAAATATTTAAACAAAACCGCTGAACTAGATGGTCTAGATGAAGGCGACGAATGTAAAGCTTGCGAGGGATAAATGGCATTATTAGAATTTAGTACAACATACAAACCGTTCAAGTACCCGTGGGCGGTTGAGTTATCGAAGAAACATGAAGAGGTACATTGGATTGAAGATGAAGCAGAACTATCCGAAGACGTACAGGACTGGAAGACCAAACTATCCAGTCAAGAGAAAGAGTTTATCACCCACATCCTACGATTGTTCACACAGTCAGATGTACAGGTTGGAGAGAACTATCACGAACTGTTGATTCCTAAGTTTAAGAACAATGAAGTCCGCAACATGTTATCATCATTCGCAGGACGTGAAGCAGTCCATCAACGTGCATATGCACTGTTGAATGATACGTTAGGATTACCCGACGAAGAGTATCACAAATTCCTAGAGTTCAAGGAGATGGCCGACAAGGTTGACTTCATGAAAGAGGGTGATACTAATACACATACAGGTCTTGCACTTGCATTGGCCCAGTCTGTATTCAATGAAGGTATGTCACTGTTCTCATCATTCGTGATGTTGTTGAACTTCCAACGTTTCGGTAAAATGAAAGGTATGGGTACGATTGTTGAGTGGTCTATTAGAGACGAAACTCTACATGTACAGGGTAACGCAAAACTATTCAGAACATTTACAGAGGAACATCCTCGTATCGTTAACGACGAATTGAAGTCTAAAATCTATGAGATGGCCAAAACTGCGGTTGCATTGGAAGATAAGTTTATTGAACTTGCATTCAAAGGTAACAAGGTAGAAGGTTTGTCTATTAAGGAAGTACGTGCGTACATCCGACACATTGCAGATCGTAGATTGTTACAACTTGGTATGAAAACAAAGTTCCGTCAAAAGGACAATCCACTACCGTGGTTGGACTGGGTACTGAACGGCGCATCCCACGATAACTTCTTTGAGAAGAGAGTCACTGAGTATTCCGTCAATGGAATGGAAGGTGATTGGGGTTGGGAAGAACCTGAACCAGAAGTCTGTGGATTAGACGGGCAAGGTTGTGCCGCTTGATGGAGTCGTATATATTCGAATTAGAATGTGCGATTTGTGACAGTATTACCAGAGTAGTTTGTAACTACGACGATGACAAACCCATCTTCTGCCCAATGTGTGGAGAAGAGGCTGAGGTAGAATATCTAGGAGATAGCGATGGTACTATATAGTAATTATGTGGTACTATCGAGAACACGCAAACTTCTTCACTGAAGAAGACGTTGGAGACAATTACGGATTCGTATATTGTATAACCAACAGAGCTACCGGAAAGAAATATATCGGTAAGAAATTCTTTTGGTCTAAAAGAACTCTTCCACCGTTGAAGGGTAAAACTCGTAAGAGAAAGAAGATAGTGATGTCTGATTGGCAGGACTACTACGGTTCTAACGAGGAATTGAAAATGTTGGTTGAGAAGAATGGTAAGGATGTATACCATCGTGAAATACTCCGTTTGTGTAAAACAAAAGGTGAGTGTTCATACTACGAAGCCAAACTTCAATTTGAAAACGATGTGTTACTCAGTGATGAGTACTACAACGAATTTATAGGATGTAAGATTCATGCAAGCCATATCAAACACCTCAAATCATGATTGTATAGTCGCTTGGTCTGGGGGTGTAGAAAGCACCTCACTAGTACATCAACTTGTACTAGAAAAAAGAAACCCTCTTATAATCCATTTAGAAATCTATAACAACGACATTCAAGCCAATACGTTTGAGACATATGCAGTAGAACGTATGTCTGATATGCTTGGTGTTGAAGTAAGTTTCATCGAATGTAAATCATCAATCCCCGATGTGAAGAAGACCGCCGAGTTCTGGAAACACAGAAAGTTTGGTGGTGGATACCCTGTCCTACCCTTGTGGACTAGTATGGCCTTCATGACTCAGATTGTCAACCCTTGGTGCAAAGATATCTACATAGGTAAAAACAGTTCGGATGGTAATGCAGATACATGGGAAGTTGCACAAAATTATTGCAAACAACAAGGTAAACTCTTTGGGTTTGAGAGTGAGATGTCCGCTCCATTGGAACATCTAAGTAAGAAAGAACAGTGGTTAATGATCCCTAAAGAGGTCAGACCCCATATAAGAACATGCACATCGAAAAACTCTAAGGCATGTGGTAAGTGTTCGAAATGTAAAGAAATGGAAAGAATGTGAAGATTAATAGAAAGTTAATAAACAAAGAAATTGAATACAACGATTCGTTCACCTATGATCACCTTGAAAGTTTGATCAATAGGTGGAAACAATGTCTAGTAAAGAGACGTGCGAAGAAGGGAGACCTTGTTGCAATCTCTATCCTTAACGTAAACCACTGGCACGTGAGTGCATTGTTCGCCTGCGCTGAGTTGGGTTTACGTGTCATACTTTTAGACTCACCCGCAAAAAAGGAGTCATTACCCTTCACCAAACTCGCCAGATTCGGGCCTGCGAGGTTTTGTCTTGATGATGGTAGTGGTGATACCCTTTATGATGGGTTACATTTGGAGATGATAAACCAGTATGGTGGGGAGAAGATCAGTCCACCCCAAGTGGCCGATCTGGTAAATAAAAATATCCAACCGTGGGAAGTCCAACCGGAGGATGATTTCCTAATATCAAGTACTTCCGGAACCACAAAGTTCTCTAGACAGATTACCTTCTCACACAAAGAAGTGTACGATATGAGTAAACGCAATATCGACATCTTTAAATTTGAACAGGACTCTGTTGTATTGCACACCAAGAACATGCACCATGCGAGTGCAATGATTACCGATCTCATACCATCATTGATGGTATCCAAGAAACATTACAACATCACACTTGCGGATAGGAATGAGTGGCACGGCACATCTTCAAAAGAGTTCTATCGGTTCGTGAATTCCAAACACATATCCCATATGATCGTTCCGAATAGGGATGTTCTCAAATGGATACTATCTTCCGATCCTTACTTTGAAAACAATGTTCTCATGAATATGTCTGGGTTCACTATGGGGCCTGAATACAATACGATGTGTCTAAACCACAATATATCCTTCCTTCAACACTACGGGTCTATTGACACAGCCATACCTCTTCTGGTAAGATACCTACCTGAAGATGAGGATTCTGATTGGTGTCTTGGTTCTGTACCGGATGACTATTATGATGTCCGATTCAACGGCACGAGACTTCAGGTATCCTGTGATGACTGGACTCGTGAAATGGGTGATCTTGTAGAACAACGTGGAGATAAATACTATTTTGTTGGGAGAGTAATACAACAGGGGAATCCGGAGTTGGCTGATACCATACCGGAAGACCTTGATCTGACCCCTTTCTACCAAGATACTAAGCTGAATATGGATCAATTACGTGGGTATTTGGACGTTGCTTATAACAAAAAAGTCTAAAAAAAGTTTAGAAAAACGCTTGCCTTTACAGCAAGAATCACCTATAATGTATATTGAAATTGGTTATGACATAGGAGTCATGGAGTAAAGATGTGAAAGATTTAGTCTATTATTTGGAGATCGAAGGAGAAGTCTTCTACGAGGAATGTTTCGCTAGCGAAGAAGAAGCTGTTGAGTATGCAGAAGTTAACGCAATCAACAACTACGTAGTTGTGGAGTGGGACTGTGCCTAGAGAGAAGAAAGAGTGGTGCATTGCACTGATATCGATTACACCGTACTATGAGAAGATTCTCAAGAAAAAGTACAAAAGCTCTGAATTTGTAGACGCCGGTAAGGAACTACTCCAGCAACCAGAATACAAAGACTTTGATACTTTCAGGGTCTATCACATAAACGAGGTGCCGAAATGATCAGGATTTTTATTGGATTCTTTATTGTACTGGGAACGGTAGGTAATCAAGATTTTTGGGATGAGTGTTACGCAGCTGCAGATTGTGTCGCTGGCGACCCGCCTAGTCTCGTAGGAACGGTTATCTGGTTACTAGTGGGTATTGGACTCATGTTATGGGGTGCGTGGTCTAACCGTGATCAGTTTGACACCCTGTGGATCAACGAATTACCACCACAATTTAGACCTAACAAGGATGATTTTTAGAACAAAAAGTTCTAAAAAAAGTGCGCTTTTTTTCAAAAAAAGTGTTGCCATTGGCGCCAGTTGTGGTATTATATACGTGTTGGTTGGGAATGACCCCTTCCAAAAATTGAGAGAGAATACATTATGGCTTACATAAATCAAGAAGAGAAAAAGGCAATCGCTCCGGTTGTTAAGAAAATCCTGAAAGAATACGGACAGAAAGGTACTTTGGGTATCAGGAACCACAGCACTATCGTTCTTAAGTTGAAGGACGTTGCTGGGATGTTCAACATCACTGATGAGTACGAAGCGAAGTGGGGTAAGAGCATTAACCCTTACTGGTTCCAAGAACACTATGCTGATCAACCTGTTGTGGTTGAGATGCTTGAGAAGTTGATGACTGCCTTGAAAGGTGAGAACTACTTCAACAATGACGATGCGATGACGGACTACTTCCACAGGAAGCACTACGTTGACATCGATGTTTATGCGGTTTAATGAGAGAGGTGAATATGTTTTTAGCAAAACCAAAAATGTCTAACGCAAAAGACTCTAAAGAATTTGCGACTGNAATTGAGGCGGTTGAATTCCTCAACGACTATAACGAACTTGGAAAGAAGTTCGCTGACGCTGGTGGTAACTATGTCGCTGCTCTTAAGGCAGAAGACTGGGCCATCATCGGCAAGTTGGTAGCGCCTGCTGGTGTCTACTTCAAGGATAACAAGGTTATGGGAACCAAGTAATGGAATTCTACTTTGAATTTTTGAATGAACTACGTGAGTCCGGACAGATCAACATGTTCGGAGCTTCACGTGTTTTGATGGAATCATTCGGTCTAGACAAGGAAGAAGCGAAAGAAATTTTTATCGCTTGGACTGAACAGTTCAGGGAGTTCAGTAACTAATGAAGCACCCGCTAGTAGCTCAGATGGATAGAGCATTGGTCTACGAAACCAAGGGTCAGGAGTTCGAATCTCTTCTAGCGGGCCAATTTTTGGGTATGTCCCTGTCGAAAGATGGGGACTCAGCCGGAAGCTCGGGACATGCAAACCCTGTCGCCCTGCCCTTTTTTTATTTGCCAAGTGTTGTATAATGGTGTATAATACTTGTATTGATTATGAGAGAGGTATTTTATGAAAGTAATTGAGTATGACGTTTATGACAGTTTCAATAGAAACGGGTCATGTTTGAAGGGCCACATTAAGGCAAAGTATGACGATTTGGTCGCTTTGTTTGGGCCACCATCTTATTCTGATGCTGATCCTTACGCAAAAGTTTCTTGCGAGTGGGTTTTGAATGTCAAGGTTTTAGATGATTTCGCTGAGGATGAAGATGACTGGTCTTATGAACAGGTCTCCATCTACGCTTGGAAATATGGGTACATCCCTGTTGAAGAGGTTGAGTGGAACATTGGTGGGTTTGACTATAACGCTTCAGAGATAGTTGAACAAATTGTTGAATCTGGTGTTGAACCAGCATATAGTGAGGTAGCGTAATGAGCAAGATAGGTGCTTTTGTTTTGGATGTGCAAACGGCGGTTGAAGAGAACTTTAACGAACCCCTACATATCTGTAAGGAAAAGGTATATGAGAGTTTCATTTCTCAGGGTAGGCCTGAGTTTGAGGCAGCATATGCTAAGGAAACTTGTGACGATTACTACAATGAAATCGTCTCAGATATTGATGAATTCTCTTACTTAGTGGCGAGTGAGAGGGTCAAAAAGACTATATAGTATAGTGAGGTTAGAAAATGCAACCCATTCAGGTTTTTGAAATATTCGAAAAGTTCGAATTAGAAAAGTCTCGTAAAAAACGTATTGAGATTTTGAAACAACACGGTATCCCTGCTGTAAGGGATATTCTCAGAGGAATGTTTGATGATACACTGGAGTTCACTCTCCCCAAAGGCAAACCACCTTATACACCGAATATTCCGGAGTCAATCCCTTCCACGCTTCTCAAAAAACATAAAGAGTTTGGCTACTTTGTCAAAGGTGGGCCAGGCGATTCCCAGCCCGCATGGAAGAGGGAAAATCTTTTTATCGGAATCCTTGAGAGTGTTCATCCCGATGACGCTCTGTGGGTATTGGCGATGGTGAATAAAAAATCACCCATCAAAGGCTTAACTAAAAAACTAGTACAGGAGGCATTTCCCAACTTAATCCAAAAATAATCCATTAACTAACAAGGAGTGCGGATGACAGCAGCCCAAATAGAACGGTTAAAAAAAGATTCTCGTGAGATTAATTACTACATCACGAGACTTAAGAAAAAGGGAAAGGAAAGTAAAGCCCATAAGCTTATGGAGAAGCGAGACTTTCTTAACCAGACTATTCAAACTTTGAACTAAGGGGGTGATCCTATCTCTTCAACCAACAAGGTTGTCGTAGGTGAGATTTTGCGATTAAGAGTGAAGTATATAAATGCCATTTTACAATTTTAAGGACAAGGAGTCCGGAGAGGTTACTGAAGTATCTCTTCGGATTTCCGATTTAGATCAGTACAAAACTGATAACCCAAACCTAGAACAGGTGCTTCTCTCTGCGCCTGCAACCATATCCGGAACAAAATCCGCAATGCGTACCGCTGGTAAAGACTGGGAGAACCATCTTGACCGCATGAAAAAAGGCTCAGGTAGAGGGAACACAATAAACACATGAGACCACAATCAACAATGCCTCAAAAACTACGCATTGATGATCTCCTAACATTCGAACCGATCACCGCCGCACAAGAGACGGTGTATAAGTCGTGGGATGAAGGGAATCACATTGTAATGGCTGGAAGTGCGGGTACGGGTAAAACCTTCTCCGCTTTATACTTGGCGTTAGAACAAGCGTTAGACAAAGGTAACCCCGCCATCGAAAGAGTGGTGGTGGTTCGTTCTATTGTACCTACCCGTGAAATAGGGTTTCTGCCTGGCAGTATCGAAGAGAAAGTAGATGCATATACAGGCCCCTATCGAGCGATCTGTTCTGAACTGTTTGACGATTCACTAGCGTATGATAAGTTGACCAAACAAAACCTCATTGAATTCTCATCCACATCTTTTCTACGTGGGCTTACGTTTACCGACTGCGTGTTGGTTGTAGACGAAATGCAGAACTTGACGTTCCACGAGTTGGATTCGATAATTACACGAGTGGGTCAAAACTGTAGGATTATTTTCTGTGGTGATTACTACCAGAGTGATTTTGTCAAGTCCAATGATAAAAGTGGTCTTGCAAAGTTTCTTCACGTTATAGATCACCTAAATAACTTCACAACGGTGAACTTCACGTGGTCAGACATTGTACGGTCTGATTTTGTACGTGACTACATCATGACGAAAGAAATGTTAGGAGTAACAAATGATAACTGAACAAACAAAAGAAGCGATATTTGAACAATTAAAAATCGACGAAGGAGTAGAATATGTCATCTATAACGACCATCTTGGGTACGCTACCTTTGGAGTCGGTCACCTTATCAAAGAAAGTGACGAGGAATATGGAAGGCCAATTGGAACAGCAGTTAGTGAAGAAAGAGTCAGGAGTTGTTTCGATGGAGACCTTGATATTGCCATCTCAGAGTGTTTCGCTCTATACGGAGAACGGGAGTTTGGTGAGCTACCCTCAGAAGTCCAGCAGGTCTTGGTTAATATGATGTTCAACATGGGACGCACACGTCTCAGTGGTTTTAAAAAATTCAATGCAGCCGTGTTAGAAGGCGATTGGAAGACAGCTGCAGTGGAAGGACGTGACAGTCGTTGGTATAGACAGGTCACAAACAGGGCAGAAAGATTNATGTCCCGAATGGAACAGGTGTGAACGAAAAAGAGTTTGAAAAATGGGTACGAGAAAATCCATTAAAGGCAAATTGCGTCTACCCAGTCTTATTGATTGCAGGCGCAATGTTTGTCATGTATAGTTCAATATCCATTATTAATTACACAGTTTCTTAGCAACAAGAGGGTCTGAGTGGCCATGGCTAAATACAGCCGATTTGATTCCCGCAACAAAAAGCGGAATAAACATAAACAGTACTCAAAAGAAGGGTACGTAGGGAAAATACATAATGTCGAAGGAAAAAGAAGGATCAGTGAAAAACTTGATATTTCAGTACATGATCCTCAACCCCGATCTGGATGAACAGAGAGGGCCTATCTTAGGACAATCACGTTCTAAGATTTATAGTGAATGCGCTGACATCTCTCGTAAATCGTTTGAGATATATGCCGATAAGATTGGTGCTGATTACTTGTATTCAGACCAAGCGGTGTATACCAAAGATGAGTATGAGAGGGACACCACCGTATGTCTCTTTGAATGTCTACGGTTAATCTACGATCCTATCTTTGATGAATACGATAACGTGTTCTTTGCGGATACTGATATTGTAGTAAACACCGATGAGAGTATCTTTGATATCCACGAGGGGGATGTAACAGGTATTCTAGAAAGTGATATCCGGACTGCAAGTGGTGGTGGATATAATGGTTGGGACTACAAAGAGAGTACCTACAACGATCAAGTCAGAAAGTTCGAACATCACGGCATACCCATCACACCCGCAATGCCTCCAAATCGACCAAGTAAAATTCAGATAATGAATACTGGAGTAGTGGTTTGGTCTAAACAGGCTCGCTTACGTGCACGTGAGGTGTTTGATGATTGGAAAGAATGGTACTTCGAAGGGCCTCAAATACACATGTCCCTAATGAACGATCAACCCTACCTATCAGGTCAGTTTGTCAAACATGACTTTGACCTCAATCTAATCCTAGACCAGACATGGAATGATTCCCCGCACTATGCGACTGAGGACGAATTCTTTGAAAAGGCTAAGATGTGTCACTACACGGGCGGTGAATGGAAGGTCGATATGATTAACCATTACCACGAAAATAAGTTCAAAATATTTGAATAAAACGCTTGCCAAAACTCCCGATATGACCTATAATGTATTAGTAATTGGGAGTTATTATGGAAACAAGAAAAATGAAAGCAGATTACGAAAAGGTAATTCTGACTGATGTTGACGGCGTACTCCTTAACTGGGGTTATGCGTTCAACATTTGGATGGAACAGCATGGCCATAAGAAAGTTGAGGACGTTTATACAGTCCACAAAGCATATGGTATTGATAGAGATGCGAGTAAGAGACTCGTAAGACAGTTCAATGAGAGTGCGGCTATTGGGTTTTTACCACCCCTTAGAGACGCTATCCACTATGTAAGAAAACTGCATGAAGAGTATGGATACGTATTCCATGCGATTACTAGTTTGAGTCTTGATCCCCATGCGGGAGAACTCAGAACCCAAAACCTTAAGAAGTTGTTTGGAGAGACTGCGTTTGAAAAGTATGTCTACTTAGACACTGGTGCTGACAAGGACGAAGCCCTTGCAGAGTACAAGGATACTGGATACCTCTGGGTTGAAGATAAAGTAGAAAACGCATTAGTCGGAGATAAGGCCGGACTAGATAGTGTTATAATGGAACATGGTTATAACATGCATAGAAATGAACTGCCTCTCATGAAGGGATGGAAGGACATCTATGAATATCTAGAGGGTTAAATGACACGATATGTAGGATTCTCAGAGTTCTATCATGATGCGGGAGTCAGTGTTATCGAAGAGGATGGCACTGTCTCTTATGCTACACATGCAGAACGCTGGTCAAAGAAAAAGAACGATGCGACAATCCCAGAAAAACTCTGGGATTTTGTCGGCCAAAAACCAGACGAAAAAATTTCTTTCTATGAAGATTGGGCATTGAAGTTTGGTAAACGTGGTGGAATCAACGTAGATGGTGGTGTCAGAGATGATAACATGCGTTTCAGAGACGCTGATGACAAACACTTTATAAGGTGGAGAGGTGAAAGCGATGTCCAGAAGTATTCAGCCAGGGTTCCTATACATGAAGGTCTAGTATACGACCAGTTTCATTTACATCATGAATCACATTGTGCAGGCGCACTATACACCCGCCCTTGGGACTCTATGGATGATACCGTATGTGTATCTATTGATGGTGCTGGAGAAGTCCAGTGTTCCGTTATCATGGACTCTAAGTTCAACATAATCAAAGAGTGGCACTATCCTAAGTCAATAGGAATCATCTACAGTATAGTTACAAAGGCCCTTAAACTGCGTCCCCTTGAGGATGAGTATGTTGTTATGGGACTAAGTTCTTATGGAGAGGATGAGTTCTCCGACTGGATTTACGAACAGTACCACCAATTCACAGACGAAGCGAGAGAACTCATGGAGGGTGTCAGGATATCCTCAGAGAATTCCGCAAGAGAAAAACAAAGAAAGTCTTTCACCGCTGCACTTATACGTAGGTGTTTACGTACAACACCAGAAAACGCAGCTGCATCTGTACAGAAGTTTACAGAAAAGGCTATCATGGAGATCATGCGTGAGGCACGTAAACATGGATCAAAGTTAGTTTATTCCGGAGGGTGTGCACAGAATGTTGTGGTCAATAGTCTACTTCACGAACTATTTGATGAGGTACATATTGCAATCGCACCAGCGGACTCAGGGTCTTCTCTAGGTGCAGCTGCAAAGACTTGGGCAGAAGAGACGGGTGGAAACAAACTAATCTGGACTCCATACATGGGGACTAATATTGACCGTGAGATCAACCCAACGGAGGTTGTAGATTACTTGTTATCAGACAAAGTATGTGGTGTTGCAAATGGACGTGCAGAGTTTGGCCCACGTGCACTAGGTAATCGATCCTTAATTGCAGATGTCCGATATGATGTCAAGGACACAGTAAACGAAATCAAACAAAGGCAGAAGTACCGACCTTTTGCCCCTGCCATCCTTGAAGAGTATGTAGATGAGTACTTCGAAGGGCCAACAAATGAGTATATGCAGTTCACATCTAAAGCACTACATGACTATAAGTCCGTGATTCACGTAGATGGAACCGCACGTGTACAGGTTGTACGTAAAGATTGTCAGTCTATATTCAGAAAGATTATAGAAGAATATTATGAGCGCACTGGAGTGCCAATGTTACTAAATACTAGCTTGAACATCCGTGGGAGACCAATGGTAGATGATGAAGCAGATGCCAAAATCTGGCAGAGTAAATATAACATAAGGGTATTCTAATGGCAGAAGAAGAAGTAAAAACGAAAGAATTCCATCCCGCAGATTCGAATGGGGACGGTAAAGTATCCTCTGAAGAACATGCAATGTATCTTGAGGCTAAAAGAAAAGAACTTGAAGACCAAGATGCAATGCGAGATGCACAACGTAACATGACATGGTTCGCCTTGTTTGGTTTATTGTTGTATCCGTTTGCGGTGGTAATTGCCTCACTTGTGGGTCTAGATCAAGCAGCAAAAACACTAGGTGATATGGCCCCTACATACTTTGTAGCGGTTGCTGGTATTGTGGCTGCATTCTTTGGTGCACAAGCATTTAGTAAAGGCAAGTAACAGGATGAACTATGGTTATGGAAAAGGTGACATGGAGAGGAACGCCAGGCGTAGGTGATTTCATGTGGGCACTTAACTGTGTCCACCTTCACGCTCACACTCAGAAAACAAAAGTCAACTTAGAGATGCACTGGGAACATGGCCCAGATCATTTACATCACTTCGAAGACCCCGAAACTATTATAGAAAGAATGGACTACATCCACTCGCTTTATGCGAAGAAAGATGATGTAGAGGTTTCGCACGTCTTTTATTCTGGTGATAGATATACTGATTGGAAGTATGATGATGACGTTGTGGTTGAAAATTCAATCAAAAGAATCATGCACCCGAAAGAAAGAGGCGAAGACACCAGCGATTGGAAGGCTCGTTTCTGGTTCGAGAATGGTAGATGGTCAGACGGGAAAGGTGACAGGTCTCCGGACAATGATTGGTTGTTTCGAAAAGAAGCGTTCAGAGATACAGTAAGAAACAAGGTTGTANTCTGGACACCACTGTTCAATGCGGAAAAACCAAGAGGCTGGAAAACTAAGTTGACAAAGCTTGATTGGGATGTTATAATACAGAAACTACGCCGAGCGGGATTAGATGTAGTTGAGTTGTGTTACAGAACTCCTGTAAGAGAAGTTGTATATCACATATCTACATGTAGACTCGTGCTTTGTTATGATGGTATGTGGCATTACGTTGCAAAGAACTTTGCTAAGCCTCTTGCAGTGATCAGTAAAGAGGGAGTAACTAAATACCACACCGATCATGCAATAAGAATTAATCCCGATCACTCACCAGAACAGATTAAACAGTTTGGTAAAGATATCTGGTGGTGGTTAAACAGACCCAAAGAACTGCTGGGTCATAGTAAATACAAAGCAGTTAAATATGAAAATGAAATGAGAAGTATTATAAAATGAATGACATTAGCATTGATCGAGCCGTTATAGAGATAAACGGTGGTTGTAACTATTCGTGTAGTATGTGTCCACAGGACAGAAGGACTGGTGGAAGAGATAAGAGATTCCTCGCAAAGATGGGATTGGAGGAGTTCGAAAAGAACGTAAAGGATTGTGCTCAACATGGTTTACGTGTTGTCAATCTGGAGGGTTCCGGTGAACCCACACTCAATAGAAACATGCCTGAGTATGTCAAGATTGTTAAGAAGTATGGCGCAAGTTGTTTCGCATTCTCTAATGGATTTCGAATGAAGGGTAAGTTCATGCGTGACTGTGTTGATGCAGGCCTTGACTTCTACAGATTCTCATTCATTGGATCAGACGAACAGGATTACTCTAAGTGGATGTACAATACAATCCACGGACAGTATCACGAAATTAAACAGAACATCCGTGAGATGGTAGATTACGTTAACAAAACAGGAAGTAAATGTGTTATTGCTACCTATCATCTTATCACTGATAACGATAACATTGATAAAGAGTTGGAACAATATAAAGAACTTGTGGCAGAACTTGGTATCAAAACAGAAATCTGGAAGATGCATAACTGGAGCGGAGTCTACAAACCTTCCTACGATAGAGAAGGCGGGGTCAAGAGTTGCGGTAGGCCTTTTTCTCCTGACGTTGTTATTCGAGCAGGTGGTCTAGATGGTAAGAGTGGTGCAGTAGCACCCTGTTGTCAAGTATTAGGTCAAGACGAAGAGGCAGTTCTAGGTCACACTTCTGAGAATACAATCGAAGAGGTTATTCGTGGCCCTGAGTACTCTGCGTTACGTGAGGGTCATCGAACAGGCAACTATCCAGATTACTGTAAGTCTTGTGACTTCTTAATTGACGATCCGGAAGTATTAGTTTGGACAAACCATGAGAGAGACCTATATAAGATGCATGGTACAGATTTCGATCTGAATGACTATCGGGAGATAACATGAAAAAATTAATAGAATGGTTAAAGACCTTATTCCTTGAAGAGTACGAACTGACCGTATGGTATAAAGGCGGTACAGATTTTGACCCCAAGACTACCAAAAGAGTCTACAGGATGAAGTCTATTTCCAAGAAAACACAAACACATTTTAAGGGTACACAGACTAATGGTAAGTCCCTTGAAATCAAAACAACAGCACCATTTGATTATCAGATAGAGAAACTATATTAATGAAGCGAATGATCTATCAGGTTGCCGTAGGTAAACCTTCTAAATTATACGAACACTGTATTGAAAGTGTTTCTTATTATTGCCAAAAGCATGATATTGTACATTATGTGCAACGTTCTCCGGTGTATCGTATTGCACCCGATCCATTTAACATGGGCCGGTCTCGTGAGTCTTTTGAGAAGTATGGTGGTTATCTACCCATCTTTGAGAAAGAAGTGGCCTTTGATTACCTACCCAACTACGATCAGATCGCAATCATAGATGCAGACATCTACATCAAACCGGACGCACCAAATATCTTCGAAGACTTTGGAACGGAACATGCCTTCGGGGCTGTCTGTGAACGTGACATGCATATTGAACCTTGGTATGTAAACAAAATACAGAACTACTCAATGATGCAGTATGGACACTTGCATACAAACAAGATTGACTTCAGACCGAATCAACACGGATTTGAGTTCTTCAATATGGGTATGATACTTTTAAATTCTGAGAGTTTCCTACCATTTTTGAAGGGACAGTCTGGTAAACAATTTATTGAACGTTCAGAGTTCAAAGACTTTGTTGACGGTAAAGGTGCATGGAAGTGGTCTACCGATCAGACACTACTGAACTATTTTCTAAAGAAGTATAAAGTACCTGTTCGACATATGAATCCTAAGTGGAATGGATTGTATACTGCTGTAAAAAACTTAGATAACTGTGAGTTCATTCACTTCTTCCTGAAGGACAAGTTGCCTGACGGAGGAGAAAACATTAAAGAGTTAATGCGTGGACTATGAAACCCAAAGTAAAATTTGCATTACAGTACCCGTCTGGTGCTGGGGGTATGTTTCTTACTGAGTTAATTTATCCCACTACCGAAGATGAATCTGGTAAGTGGCCAACTAACCCCGGCTGCAAGAGAAACGTACTCTGGAACGAGTACGGTGGGTCTCTTCACTGTCGCCAACTTGATGGGACTACCGAACCCCTAGAGGTAGACGATAGAACTATCTTGGTTGCAAAACAAAACATAGAAAACTATCTACCCCACTACGATGTGCCTATCACATATGTCATCGACGCAAGTGATGATGACTCATTTGAATACACCCTAGAACTTATGTTCATAAAGAAGTGGTTATCTCCAAGGTTAAGTATGTCTGAGGATGACCGCAAGTTGATTGACGATTCTGGTGTAGAGGTTCCTCATAATATTGTTGACAAGTATAGTCTTGCCGTGTTACAATACGTGAAACATGGCAGAGATGAATGGTCTCTAGAGCGTAACATCTATGGATATAGAAACGCCTGGCTTAAAGACGGGAAAGAAAAACGACCCGCTGAAGTATGGGTGAAGAACCAGTATAGGAATCTAGTCATCAACCATGAAGAGATTGAGAAACATAGTAAGTTAGAGATAATCAACTATGCGGATTTGTTTCTATACGGATTACCGACAGAGACAATCTTTGATAAGTATGAACAGAAGATACTAGAGTATCGAAAAAGAAATGATGAAATTCTCATGATGTTTGAGAAAGAAATTGTTATAAATAGCACAAGGTGAACTATCTATATTAAGAGTGTGAATTTAAAGGAGAACCCTATGCAACAACCTAAAGAATTTGTGAATCAACTTCGCAAAGAAAACCAAGCGCTTTTCGAAGCGTCTAAAATGAATGTCAAAGCCTACTTCGAAGGTGACCTACCTGAAGAAGAAATGGTTGATCACTTCATTGGCCGTATGGTTAATGAAAGAATGAACATGACAGAAATCTCTGCACAGATCGCCAAGGTAGACGATAATGCAGACCCTAAAGAACTTGAACTTCTAACCAGACAAGCAGCTGATGAAGCAAAGCACTATCGTATGGTTAAAGAAGTAATCGAACATATTAAGGGTGAAGAGATTAATGTTGCTGAAGCGCTTGAAGCAGAACGTCAAGCAGACACAGCAAAAGGTGCAACACTTCTAGAGAAGTACGATGCGGAGAATGATGAAGCAGTTCTTGCTGCCTATCAGTTAGTTGCGGAAGGACGTGCGGAAGCGGTCTGGAATCAAATGGCAGATACGATCAAGGATGAATTTATTTCTAGTCGTTATCGTACAATCGCAAAGGATGAAGGTTTCCATTCCTCTATTGGTGGATGGAAGTTGCGTAAACTTGCAACAGATGAAGAAACACAATCACGTGTTAAATCAGTTGTTGAGAAGATGCGTAAAGACCTTTTCGAAATCTCGTGTGCAAACACAGTAGAAGCTAACGGATCAAGAGAACTAGTAAACGAAGCCTACGGCTGGTAATAGATTATGAAAATTGGACTGACTCAAAGAGTAGTCCTTTATTCGGAACGATCTGGAATCACGGGTGACTTCACTGATCATGGGTGGTATGATTCACCTCTGACCAAAGGTCACACGTTGATTCCTGTTCCGAACAGAAAGGACTTAGATTATGACGGACTTGCTGAAGAGTTAGACCTTCTGATCATAACTGGTGGTAGGAACGAAGACATTCGTGTCATCACCGAAACCGAAATAGCAACCTCAATGGTATCAATGGGCAAACCTGTTCTGGGTATTTGTCATGGTGCCTTCTTACTTACCCACATTTTGGGTGGACAAGTTGACGGCGATAAAGAACAACACTTCTTCTCAGAACATACCAACTACTATGAAACACAAGGTAGAGAAGTTACAGTTAATAGTTCCCACACCGTCTTCATAAAGAACAAACCACCCGGCGCACAGATTCTCTGTACCGATCCCGAAGGAGACTGCGAGTCTTGGATCAAGGATAACATCTGTGCTATAGTATGGCATCCAGAAAGAATGGATGTTCCATTTGTACCAGATGAAATTCTAGAAGCTACGGGACTAACATTATGATGAACGATCTATCACATAACTCAATTACAAATGTCACGAACATTTGGCAGTATCAGGTTCATGTCTGGAAGGGTATGAACGACAACATAACAATGCCTGAACACGAGGGTACAAGATACATTCTATCTCTCGACGCATCAATCCACACCGATACAATTAACATGGGTGGGTTACAATGTAACGCATTACAAACCAATTGTAAGAGTCCTTGGGCAAAGTTACATAAACAAACATCTACGGTTGTGGATATTAGGTTCTCAGGGTTGAACCTAAACGAAGAAAGCATGTATGTCACAGACGGTCTAACGACAGGAAACTTGTCTTACATGGATGGTGGTACTAACAGCAATGCAATCAGTCCACCTCGTGCGGGTCTGCCTGTTGTCAACTACACACACTTTCCCGCAAAGATGTCTCAAACCCTACACACCCACCCTAGTCAGAGAATCGGTTTGGTTCTAAATGGCCATGGTGAAATTGAATTAGATAATCACAAACACTTTCGACTTGAGAAAGGTTCTGTCTTTTTTATGGAACGTAATACACTACATAATTTCATAACGCATGACGAAGACGTAACCCTTTTCGTGTTTGCCCCCGACTCCGGAACAGGGCCAACAGATGAAGTGAATCCTTTGAAGGTACGTACTTATGTCGGACAACAACGATAAAAAACTTATTATTATAACAGGCCCACAGGGTTCTGGTAATCACCTTTTTAGTAAAATATTCAATGTCCATCCGGATGTAAATGGATGGGACTTTGGAGACAAGTACTGGATTCCCAGTGACGAAGAACCTTTCGCTGAATGTTGGGTAGACCCATCTAAAACAAAAGAGAAACTTACCGGACGTTACATGGTAGCGAATGTTAGTGTACCTTTCGTATATGATGGTGTACGTCAAGTTCCTAAGATACAGGAAGTGGCGGACGAAGCGAGAGAAGCTGGTTATGAAGTTACTATTGCGATTGTTTGTAGAGATGCAAATATCAATGCACTGCAACAGAAGAGAGTTCGATTTGAGATCACTCTGGGACAAGCGATGGAATATTATCGCAACCTACAAAACGTTGAACGTGCATTTCTATCACACGAGTCGTTGTACCTTCACAAATGTATGTACCTAAAGTGGTTGTCTACGATACTAGACTTTCCTATTGCATTCTCGGACAAACAAGTGTTTGCTCATCTAGAAGAAGATCAGAACCGCAAGTATGTTACATACGTAGAACAACACTGGTTGGATCAACAGGTTTGGGATGGATTAAGGCCTAAAAGTGAAAGATAACTATGTTCTAATGACAGGTGCGCCTGGCAGTAGGTGGAGTAGTGTGGCGAATAGTCTTATGCGATGCGTAGACTTTGACATCACTGACAAGTCATCTGATCGAGCTTATAAACATCACAATGGTCTATTACATTCGGGTTCATACTTTGACCCCGGCATGGAGTTTGAGTTTGAAAAGGATCAGTGGGACTTACCCTTTAATTCCTATCATGACCAGTGTAAGAAACGTCTCATCAAGTCACATACTCTTGCAACTCAATTAAAGAACTATAAGAAGTACCCTATTGTTTTGGTACTGAGAAATGACTGGGAGTGTTTTAATTGGTGGATGGAATGTGGAGGGTTTGATATTCAATACCCCAACTACCAGTGGTATAAAAATCCGAACAATATGTTTTTACAGATTCAAAGGCAAAATAAAGCTATTAACAAATTCATATATAATAACACGAACAAAATAGTTAAATGTACAACTAACAGGGGAACCATAAAGGCATTAGGTCTAAGTGATTACGGAATGTCTGATCCTGCTGTTATTGATAATTACAATGAGAGGGATATTTGTGTCTATGTCTACAAATCCACATCGTGAGTTTTTAAAAGATTACTTCACTAACACATGGCCTACTTCTCGTACCGCTGGTTTTGATCGTTACTATTGGACGGGGTTTAGGTTAATTGATGAAATTGCAAAAGAAGAAAGAGTACTTGATGTCGGTTGTGGAGTTAATCCTCTTAAGCGCCATCTTCCTAATTTGCATGGTATCGATATCACCGATATAGGTGCGGACGAAGTTGTCGCAATAGAAGACTTCGAAGTATTTGGTGCACCCTATGAAGATCATTTTGATGTGGCTCTTTGTCTGGGTAGTTTGAATTTTGGGGATAGAGATTTAATCAGATTGCAATGTAAGAAAGTTGCAGAAGCATTAAAACCTAAATCAAGAATTTACTGGAGATGTAATCCAGGCCATCGTGATCATGGCAACAATAGAGTTGGAGAAGTACCTTTCTTCAATTGGACTATTGAAGATCATTTAGAGTTTGCAAAAGAAAATGGGTTTAGAGTGACAGAGTTCATGCCCGATGAAAATAGGATGTATGTGAAATGGGAACGTTAAGAAATTTGTTTGATAAGTATGATTGTGACAAGGGAACTAAAAAACATAAGTATGACCGTTGTTACGAACCCTATATGGAAGATCGTCGATACGATCAACTCAACATTCTTGAGATTGGATGTTTCAGGGGAGAGAGTACCGAAGCTTTCCTAGAGTATTTCCCTCATGCAACTATCTTTACAATTGATATCTTTGAAAGACATCAAGCATCAACCATTGATGTACTGAAAGAAGAAAGAGTCAAGTGGATGAAACATGACAGTACTCATGCCGCTCTTGCTATGAAAATAAGAAGAGAGTGGGGGGATATTAAGTTTGACTTTATCATTGATGATGGTGCACACTGGCCCGAAGCAAACAGAAAAACATTTGAAAATCTTATTGACTTACTAGACCAAGATGGTGTATACTTCATTGAAGACGTTTGGATGTTAGACCGCATGAAGTCTAATCCTTGGACAGATGCAAGACCACATTTATACTCTATGCCCGAACACGTCCGATTCATGAACACGGTTGAGAAGTATGACCTAAAACATTACGACTATCGCACCACCAAGATTAAAGGTTTCGGTGCATATCCGGACAGTTATATACTGAGGATCAAACATGGGTAGTCAAAAGATATTCATTCACATCCCTAAGAACGGTGGGATGACTATACGTAGGAACCCAGATTTACGCAAACAGATTATTGTATGTACTCCTGATATACACAGAACTAGAGAGTACACAAAAGGCCTAGAAGAAAAGATGAGAAGCGTTGGCGATGTCATGGGGTATGAACATGCACGTTGGCGAGATTTAAAGAAAGAGGTTCGTCAAGAATACAAATCATTTGCAATTGTACGCAATCCGTGGTCACGTGTAGTATCTCGTTACTGGTTTGCGAAGAAAGTTATTGAGGTTGAAAAAAGTTCAGATCACTATGGTGAACATGGGTATGCAGACATCTCATCATTCGAAGCGTTTCTAGAGGAACGTCATAAGTGGGGTGGTGTTGATTATATGTGGCATCGTGCAGTACGTGGATGGTATCCAGCCAAAGATCACGTGGTGGATAAGTTTGGAACCGTACAGTGTGACATACTTCGATTTGAGAACTACAACGAAGACATAAAAGATTATATGGGCATTCTGTTTAATCCAGAACCCCGCAATGTTACAAACCTACATAAGGGAACCTATCAGGACATGTACACCGATAAGACCATTCAGATTATTGCTGATTGGTACAAGGATGACATAGATTACTGGGGGTTTGATTTTGACACTGGAGCGCAGAAGAATTACTGGAATGAACGTGGTTGAGGCTATTGAGATGGCTAACAAGGTAGAAAGTCCCGAACCAACTCAGACTGATCTGAATGGTAATCTTTTTATCAAAGCAATAATCATCTCATTGACCGATGATGGAGCAGCGACACATAGCACTAGACGATTGTTGAAGAGTATTCGTAATACACATTCGTATATCAATCCTCTGGTGATGGATGCGTCTACGCCTGACACTGCAAGGGATGGATTGATATCCATATCTCACCGTGACTTTTCAAATGCAAGGTGGACTTGGCCTATAGAAGATCGTGCAAATGGTCTTGACATTGCTACGGGGTTGTACCGAAAGAAGTATGAAGCAAGTGACCATCGTAAAGTAATTGCATGTATGGTCTCACACATGCGGGCGTGGCAACACTGTATTGACATGAACGAACCTATCATGGTTCTAGAACAAGACGCATTGTTTATTCGACAGTTCAGTTGGCATCAAATCGAAAATCCTAGACCACTAGCTATTGATGATGAATGGTGGAATAGGTGGTTAGACACTAGAGAGATGTCAGTTCTCCCGTGGGATATTAAAGATAAGTGGAAGAATATGCACGAGTCATGTAAACAAAAACCAGAGGGTAAATTCTCCGGAGGTATCCTTGGACTCAATAGTCCTATTGGTGCCACACGTAAGTCATCTATCTTTCATGGTAAACTGTTTGGTAAATATGGATTTCACAAGGTTCCTTCCGTGGATACTATTGGAGACGATCCTTTACCACAGGGTCTAGCAGGAAACTCTGCGTACATCATCAAACCTTGGGCTGCTAAGAAACTACTAGATAAAGTAGACGAAATAGGAATGTGGCCTAATGACGCATTAATGTGTAAACAATTCTTCCCTTGGATGCAAGTGATATGGCCTTACTACACAGTAGTTCAAGGTGGGCCTTCCTCGACAACAGGATAACATAATGAAAAACTTTGTAATTGGTATAATTGATAATCCAAAATCAGTTGCGGCTGCAGAACGTTGTATGTTGTCTGGTGAAAGGTATGGATCAGAGATCAACATGTTCAAGGCAATCACACCAAAAGATGACCCCGTGAAGATTGCGGAGAAAGAAGGAATCAACGTAAAAGGTTTCGAAGAGGTTTACTCTCGTTTTGAAAACTGTCTATCTGCCTTCCTATCTCACTTCACATTGTGGAAACAATGCTTGGAGTCAAAAGAAGTTTATACCATATTTGAACATGATGCAGTTCTGGAAGACGCAATTCCAAACAAACCATTTACTGGTGTAATGAACATAGGAAAACCTTCTTATGGTAAATGGAACACACCTAGTCACCTTGGAGTAGGCCCTCTTATCACCAAAAGATATTTTCCTGGCGCACATGCCTATCAGGTAGAACCTAGAGGTGCTAGTGCGTTGATTAATATTGCAAGAGACAATCGTGCGAAACCTACAGATGTATTTTTACACCTCGACACTTTCCCTTGGTTGCAAGAACACTACCCCTTTATTGCTAAGGCTGATGATTCCTTTACGACAATTCAAGTAGAACGGGGATGTTTAGCAAAGCATAACTATAACGAAGATTACAAAATTGAGACTATAAAATGAAATTAGATAAATTATTTATTACAGGGTGCGATGTCAACACAGAGTGGCAATTGCCTTGGTTCTGGGAAAACTATAAGGAGTATAACGACACTCCTTTGTTGATTATGGATTTTGGTATGTCCAAAGACATGCGTGTTTGGGTCGAAGAAAACATCTTTGAATGTGTAGATGTTCTCACACAGGCCGAGGGTTGGTTCAAGAAACCTTCTGCGATGTTACGTGCATGTGAAGAATCCGAAAAGGTTTGTTGGTTAGATACCGATTGTCAAGTGTTTGGAGATATCTCATCCATCTTCGATCTTACTGTACCCTTTAAGATTGGTATGGTAGAGGACAGACCGTGGACAAAGAGACGTGGTGAGTATGGTGCGTGGTATAATTCGGGTGTCGTTGTTTGGGAGGGTAAACCAAACATCCTACGTGCATGGGCAGAACAGTGTATCAATGATGGATGGGTAGGTGACCAAGAAACTCTCTATGCAATGATGGGTGGTGATGAGATCATGAAGATGTCAATCATCGAACCGTTACCGCATAAATACAATACGTTACGACTAGATTATGTAGATAATATTGCGGTCAAGAATCCTCTTATTGTCCATCATACTGGTAAGAAAGGAAAAGAAGTTATAAAGGAGCAAATAGATGTTTAGTAAAGTCTTATTTGGGATCATCCTTGCAATGGGTCTTGGTGGTTATGTTTATTTCAAAACAACTCAAGGCACTATTCAAGAGTTGCAGGCCCAACTACAAACTCAGGCGGGAGTCATATCCGCATTCGAAACTCGACAGGCGGAACAAGTCCGTACTATCGAAGCACTTCAGACTAATCTGAAGAAAACCACCGAAGCACTCAATACCATGAGTACTCGTAATGCAGAGATTGAAGCGGAAGCGCAACGGTATCTGGCAATCTTCGCAAGACACGATCTATCTAGATTGGCAGCTGCGAAGCCGGGATTAATTGAAACACGTATAAACAAGGGGACAAAAGATGTATTCAGAACGATTGAAAACGATACTGCTGTTATCGACAGCATTGATGATTAGTGGATGTTCTACTCTGTCTATCCCTTGGGGAAAGAGTGAACCACCTAAACCAATCCCTGTAGAGATTCGCACTGTAGAGGTACAAATCCCGATTACACATCCGGCTATGCCACGTGCGATTGCGTTGAAAGACCCACAGTGGTATGTGGTATCTGATAAAAACATCGACACTTTTCTTGAGGATATCAAGAAGAGACACCAAGGACAATTGGTCTTTACAGCGATGTCAGTAGGTGACTATGAACTCATGGCATATAACATGCAAGAGATTCGTAGATACATCAACCAATTAAAGGAAGTAGTAGTTTACTACCGTACTATTAATTCAGAGGAAAAACAGGTAGATGAAAAGGAGAAAGGAAAAAAAGATGAAGAATCTAAGTCTGATTGAAGCTCTCGTAAAAAGACTAGAAGGTGAGATTGCAATTGCGAAAGCAAACGTTGAAGTTTACTTAACTAGTTCTGTTGGTATTGGGGAACATCCAGATATTGTCGAGGCTATAGAAACCCAAATAACTAAAATTGCCGATGCAGAAGAGAAGATTGAAACTATCAATAATCACTTCTTGACAGATGGTGAGGGGGGTACTTGGAGTGTTTGAGTATCCAGTAAAAATTGTACGTGTCGTAGACGGAGACACAGTTGATGTAGATATCGATTTAGGTTTCGGTATCTGGATTCATAAAGAACGCATTCGCCTTCTTGGAATTGACACACCCGAATCACGTACTCGTGACAAGGTAGAAAAGATTTTTGGTAAACTTGCTTCACAGTTTCTTAAGGAATCTCTAGGTAAGACATCTGTTCTGAGAACAAGTAAAGACAAGTCTGGTAAGTTTGGTCGGATACTTGGTGAATTTATTGTGGATGGCGAAAGTATAAATCAAGTAATGGTTGCCAAGAGACTCGCAGTAAGGTATCATGGTCAGTCAAAAGATGATGTTGAAGATGAACATCTAAAGAATCGTGAATACTTAATTGAGAAGGGTATCGTTAAGTTATGAGAGTAAATGTTCTGGGGAACGGCGATCACGCCTATATGTTTGAGCGTGGTCAGCCAGGCAAGTTGTTAATATGCAACATGCCTCCATTCGAAATTCCTAAAAGAGAAGTACATGCTACCTGTATGGTTGACTTCAAAATGATGAAGGCACTTGCCGATGGGTTGGTAAAACTTGACATGTATGATTGGGTTCTTGGTACAAGACCAAGACGATGGATGGAAATGCAACCAAACTTCTACTTGAAGTATTCCCAGAACATTAAAGGATTCCATCAACACATTCCTTCTTATGCACAGTTGCCTGGCCAAACCGAAGGACAGGCAGCAACAAACTATTCCTGTGGTCATATGGCAGTTGACTACGCCTGTCGAACCATGAGGGCTGACGAGGTACACATCTATGGATTCGATTCTATATTTGACATGTCTCTTCTGAGTTCTACTGATTTGATCTTAGAGAGTGATAGGGGTACACAAAATACCTACAGACTCGCAAACAATTGGCGTCCTATCTGGACTCATATGTTCACAGAATTTAAGGGTGTAAACTTCTATTTGTATCATTCTCACGATAAAATTAAGATAAATATACCCGATAATGTTTCTATCATAACAGGAGAAAAGTAATGTGGAACTCATTTAAAACAGAATCAACCAGACTCATTAAGGGTACATGGGGTGATATCAAGTCTGTATGGGCTGTATATCCAAACGTAGTTATTCTATTTGGTTTGGCTTGGTTGGTGGCCCTTTTTATATAAATAACTTTATATAACTCAGACTGGGACAACAATGCAATCCTTTAACTCTTTTTTGCATGAAGAGATGTTATACGCTTCGCAAGAGGCAGAGGCTCTTCTAGAAAAACTTATTACCTTTGGCGGTCAAGCCTATCCCAACTACGGACACATTGTTCTTATGGCGGGTGGTGCTGGTTCTGGTAAAGGATTCATACTCAGTAATCTGGTCGGTCTGGAAGGCAAAGTTTTTGATGTTGATGAACTAAAAACATTAGCATCAAAGACTCCTGCTATCAAGAAACGTGTCGCCAAAGAACTTGGTGTAGACATCGAAGACCTTTCCAAAAATCTCAAAGACCCTAAGAACGTAGAGAAACTCCATGACATCATGGGTAACTATCTGGAGATTGACAAACGTAAAGAACGTGCATTCTACCGTGGTGTCCTCGCTGCACCAGAAGATCGTAAACCAAATATCATTTTCGATATGACACTCAAGTCACTAGACAAGTTAGAAAAGATTGCAAAGGATGCTGCCAAGTTAGGTTACGACAAGAAGAACATCCATATCGTATGGGTAGTGAACGACATCGAAGTCGCACAAGCACAGAATCTAAAACGTTCACGTACAGTTCCTTCTGAGATTCTAATCAACACTCATCGTGGTGCAGCCAATACTATGGGTGACATCATTAACATGGGTACTAAACTCAAAAGGTATATGGATGGGGATATCGTATTCGCATTCAACAAAGTTGGAGTTGACGCCAAGTTACAGAAAGGTACGGGTGTTGGTCGCAAGATTGGTATGCGTGGTAAGACTTCTGGTGGTCAGTCAATCAAAGATGCGAACTACTTCTACGTGAAACGTTCCGGTAAGACTCCGTTATCCATAGACAAACTAGACAAAGCAATACGACAAAAGATTAAATCTTACGTTCCGAAGAACGTAGACTGGGATTAAATCTGATACGCATTCAGACATTTCAACCAACCTTTGAAATGAGTTGATCTTCCTGTATTGACATCCGCATCCCATTCTGCACGTGTAGAGAATGCCTTAGTTACTTGAGGACTAATATCAAGTTTGTTCTCTCTGTTTGTGAATCTAAGTTCATCGTCTTCAACAATAGAAGGTATGTGGTGGTCGATTAAGATTGTATCCGGTCTAATGGCCGAACCTAAACGCTCTGCGACATAAACTGTATCAAACTCAGTATCATTATACTTCTTAGGAACATCCAAAAATACCACAACATCGAATTGTTCTGTAGGAGTTTCTGTTAGTTTCCAAGATGTCGATCCAAACTTAAACTGTTTGTTGCACGAGATTTTCTTTATATTGAATCGATCATAGATAGCATGTATTGCAGCAAGGTGTCTGGTTTCGGGTGGTTCTGCAACAGTGACATTCATGTTGTAGGGATATTGATCAGCAATAAGTGGGTTCAATTGAGAGGCAATCTCATACTTAACAATCTGAGGAATCTCTCTTGAATCGTAAGGAATACCGTCTGAGTTATAGATGATGTTATCTTCACTGTGATTATCCATCAACCAATTCAGTTGTCTGCCTTCATCGTAGTAACCAACAAACAATACTTCTAAAGGACGATCATGGTTTGATGATTTCTGGAGACCCTGAATTGTATTACATGTAAGAGGAAGACGAGTCAGTACAGTATGTTTGATAACACTAGAATCTATGATCAAGCCAGGCGAATTGTTGTCTTTCCATGACTTGAGAGTACCTAGAGCTGGTGAGATTATCTCATTCTTAGTCTCGTGATGAATCATGACGGAATTGACAACACCGTCTTCTGCAACACTCTGAACAATAAATTCTGATTCGTTCTTAAATTTCATGGTTATCCCTTGTATATTTTTTGAATATGATCTTCAAACTGTTCGATCTTCTCTAATCGATTAGGCCAAAGTATATATTCTTTCTCTGGGTTCTGTTTTAGGTTGTTCAACAGGGGTTGAATCGCATTGAACAACTTATCCAACTTCTCTGTAGTGGATATGACCGCAGTTGTATTTTTAGACAAAGTTTCGTTTGCCTTCTGTACGACCTCAAGTTCTTCCTCATCTACGATGGTGAACCCAAAATCAAATAGATCGTCACTCATATTTATATCCGTTTCTAAAAAAATTTATCTTTTTTCTATTTATACGCTTGACAAGCTGTGCCGATTGTGGTAGCCTATACTTGTATTTGAAATGAGAGAGGTAAATATGTTAAAAGTATATCAATTTGGACTGTCTAAGGAAGAGGGTGACCTCGTAAATTCTAAAGGATGGAACGCATCACCCAAGACCTCAGCTTACGCTGATAAAGGTTTTAATGGGTATCAATCTGGTACTGCTCAGTACTATAAGTATGTAGCGAATGTCTACACGGACGATCTGGAGGAGTCTTTCAGGTTGATGAACCTTTGGGAAGACTACTCAAAAGTCAAGTTCGTGAACAACGAGAGACCGTACTCTATGTCGGTTGGTGATGTTGTCGAGACCGAAGATGGAGAATTCTACGCCGTAGCAGGTTTTGGATTCGATAAAATTAACCCGAATGAGTTCGCCTCATTCACAACACAGGAGAAATATGCCACAAGTAACGCCTAGAAAAACTGGATACAAAGGCCAGTACACCGAAGACTTCAACAAGATGTTGAATAGATTCAAGAGAGCCTGCAACAAAGCAGGTATCGTAGCGGAAGTTAAGAAGAGAAAGTACTACGTTAAACCTAACGAGGCTAAGAATCAACTTAACAGTAAACTCAAGAGAAAAAAGAAACTTGCGAAATTCAAAGCCCAGAACGAGGGTAGAAGAAAGGCAAGTTGGGAGTTATATTAATGTTTCATGGTTCTATGAGACACTACCCCAGCGGTAGAAAGAAGAAGTACAACGCTTGGTCTAAGAAGAAGCGGAGTACACCTGAGTTCAAGGAATTGAAGGTAGAACCCAGTTTCCGAAGGGAAACCCCAAACTACCCGTCTCACGAGGTCACACCCTACTCACCAGAGAAGGATACCTCATACAAGACTCAGGAGTCTAAGAACTTCACTGTTGCGCCAGCCTACAATAAGGGTGCGTATCAGGTTATTCCAAAAAGTGATATCAAACACATTGGCAAATAACAAAATATTCTAAAGAAAACGCTTGCCTTTAGAACAAGTATCCAGTATAATGGGTACATAAATTGATGAGAGAGGTGAATTTATGACATTATCTTATGACTGCGTTACCCAAAACTTCCCCGCCTGTGCGGGTATGGCGGTGGGTAGCACCGTTATCTTGCGGGATGTCCCCGCTTCATCTAATCCTACTGGCGTTGCAACCCTTGAGGTTGTTCGTCTCACTGAGACGTACTGTAAGGTACGGGAGGTCTAATGGCTAAGTACAATAAAGAAGCTGTTGAGAAAATGATCAAAAAAGATCGTCGAATCAAAGGCAAAGAAGCTAAACTAATCCACGCCCTTCTAAAGGGTCGCAATCGATAAAACCTATGAAAGATTGGGTAATAATCGAAAAAAACAATGATAAAAGGGTTGCCATTGAGCCCCAAATAAGGGATAATGTCCCTGTTGAATTGATTGAGGATTACATTATGATGGAAGTGGTGATCGAAGGCCGTGTCAAAAACAAGGTCATTGTTGGTTACTTTATCAATCAGTTGATCAAAGGTTTAGGTTTGAATCGTTTACGTAAACCCATGATCATCGTCAAGTTCGAAACGAACTGTGAAGGTGGTGCAATGGGTCTTTGTGACGGTGTTCAGGGTGAGTATGCGGAAATCCGTATTGCTCGTCAATGCCCTGTCACTGGTCGCAAGATCGGGTTTATTGAGATGATGCAGACTCTTGCTCATGAGATGGTTCACGCAAAGCAGTTTTTACGTGGTGAACTTTTTAATGAAGGTGGTTGGGCTTGGAAAGGTCGCAAAGCAGACGGTTACGAGTATGAGAACCAACCTTGGGAAAAGGAAGCTTACAAGTTGGAGGGTGAGTTGTTCATGGAACACTTCCCACACTTTGCTCCTTTCAACAACTAATGAAGAGGTTGTCAGAAATGGAATACGACTCTTATCTGAGAGAGATGTATATTGAGAATTGTGAAGAACGGGACACATGGGGAGATGTTAGAATGTCTTTCGATGAGTTCCTTGAACGCAATGGTGAATGGTTGAGAAGACATTATGAAGAAAGTCAAAAACAAAACACCAAACCCCGTGGCTAAAAACATGGAGAAGTTCAATCGGCCTGNTACTCATGTTGATCGTAAGAAACGTGAGAAGGAAGGCTATAAAAAACATAAAGGGGAGGAACCCAATGGGTAAAGTGATACCGTTTCCGGTAAAGGAAGTTGAACAGGTTGATGAGATACTAGATCAAGCAAAACGAATTTGCGAACAGGCTGATCGAATCAACGAACAGACAGAAGCAATACTTGCTTTGTTTGAAAAGAAGAGTGAGGATTGTGAATGAATATATTTGGTATTGAATACGATCCGGAAAGGAAGAATCCTTTTCCGGAAGCTGTGGAATCTGCGGTAGCACAATGCGATAAACATATCGTCAAGATGCCGCTTGAGAGCGCTCAGATGTTGTGTAGCGCTCATAGAATTTTGGATGGTAATGAAGGTAACGAAGACCTTTACAAGATAGCTCATCCTAAACATCCCTCTACCCTATGGACTATGGAGACTATGGGGAACTATAACTGGCACTACGCACACTGGGTTGCGCTGTGCGAGGAGTATACCTACCGCTATGGTAAGGTACATCTTTCCGAGAAAAAGTTTCGTGCACGTCTGTGTGTCCCGCCTATCAACATTCCTAGAGGTACTGTGACACCATTCCGACTTGCATTTAAAGAACACCCCGAATGTATTGTTGAAGGTGATCCTGTACAATCATATCGGAATTTTTATCAGACCAAACAGGATAGGTTCAATATGGTCTGGACAAAAAGACAAGCACCGTCATGGTTTCGCTTGACAACTCAAGGAGCATAAGTATATAATGGACGAACATTTTAAAGCTGAGAGGTACGCAATGATTCGAAGAGCTGCACTGAAGGTTCAACAACGTCAACAGTCTCAACGTAGACAGATGATGATGAAGAAGAAGGCAGACAAGGCTATTGAAGTCTTGGATGACCAAACTGAAATGCACTGGTCGGATACGGATCGATATCTTGATGCACACTATGGTGACCGTTTCAAAGGAGAAAATAATGGTTGATTTAAGTCGAGATGAAATGTTAGATATGTTACGTGAAGGCGTAGTATCTCTTTCATTTGAAAAAGTGAAAGACGGTTTAGTTCGTGAAATGAAAGCGACACTGAACATGTCTTCAATTCCTGAAGAAAAAATGCCTAAGTCTGGATCAGTAGATCAGACAGTAGGCGGAGATACGACTCTACGTGTTTTTGATACTGATATTCAAGAATGGCGTAGTTTTCGTATAGATAAACTTTTAAGCTTTGGTTAAAAGAAGAATGACAAAAGGACAGAAGGCAGCCGAGACACGCCGTAAAAAGCAAGAAGCTGCCATGAAAGAGTTGGGATACGAGCGCAAGAAAGTTAAGCGCAAACGTAAACCTATGACTCCAGAACAGAAGGAGGCTGCGATTGAACGTCTTGCAAAAGCACGTGCTGCTCGTGGCGCTACTGGTCTCAAATCTGTCCATCATTCACTGAGAGATTTACCCGACGATCATTGGTTACACCCATTGAAAGTTAAAGAGTGGATCAAAGATAATGAGATGAAGTTGAAGGGGATGTCCAGTCTAAAACATTCCAACAATTCCAAAGAAAGGGGTGAGTATAACGATCTCTTCAATTACGTCAAAAACATGAAGAACTACCTGTCCAGTGGGCATTGGAGTGACTTCCGTTATGGGGCCAATATGGAATCCAGAGTGCAACGTGTTTGTGTTGCAATGGCCTACTACCCTGACGGTACTCCTAAAAGAAGTTTCGGAGTTTGGTATCCGGACATAGGACAAGTGTGGTCAAAAGAACTTGAGGTAATTTGGTATGGCGAAAACTATCAACCCAACAGAGTCGGAACAAAAGAACTTCCTGACGAAGAAGAACTTTTCGAAGATGGTGGAATCGACGGTGATGAAGACGGGGATGAACTATATTGATTCTATAGTACATCTCTGTGAACAAAACAACATTGAAGTGGAGGATATTAAAAAGTATCTGAACGATTCAATCAAAGAAAATTTAGAGGTAGAGGCGATGGGTCTTCACTTCATTAAAAACACAACGAGCACTCTTGATGTCTAACTTTTATGACTTCGAACCCTTTAAGACCAACATACTAACTTCCGATCAATGTGAAGAGTTGGTGGAGTATGATGCTCCTTGGGTTTCTTCTCATGTCAGTGAAGGATCAAGTACTTCCGTATATGTCGAACAGACAAAAACCGGCAAGGAGAGTGGTACAGAAAATACTCTCAATGGAAGCGGTTCTCTTATGAGGAGGAGTAAAAATAAGGTAATCACGTTATTTGAGATACCTGACCTCGTGAGTCCATTGAACAACTTTATCAAGAGTAAAGTCGATCCTGAACTCAGGATTCTAGATATAAACTATGTGCGTTATGTTGAAGGTGATATTTTTTACCCACACACAGATGATCAGAAGACTTTAGAATCTTCGGGGCAACATACGCTCCGGAGAATAACTTCAATCACTATGTTAGAACATTCTGAAGACCTCAAAGGAGGCAAACTAGTTGTGTGGAGAAAAGGACTGGCTCATGAATTTTTACTAGAGCCGGGAGAGACTGTGGTTTTCCCTTCGCAATTATTACATGAAGTAACAAAGATTCGTTCTGGTTACCGTGAGGTTTTAGTCGCATGGTTAGGATAACAAAGAGAGGATTCGCTCTTACTGAAGAGTCTGTTGAAGAACTCTTGGACTGTTGTAGAGATGTGGCCAAGACTGACGCTCTGATTAAAACCGCTGGTAGTCATAGTCGAGGTGTTCGTATTCCCGATTATCGTAAAACTCACAGAGTAGCGATAAATCAAAACATGATTCCTGACACCATGAATGAACTTGAAGAGTGGTTGGGAATGCCTGAACTAGAGGTTGCTCAGATCGATTTACTTGAATATGTAAAAGGGGATCACTTCTCTCTACATAAGGATACATTTTCGGGAAAGAAAGAACTTCTTGAACTTAATCCTAAACTTAAAGACCTATCTAAACAAACCCACCTATATGATAGAGAAGTCTCTACTAGTACTTTGATATATACTAGTAACAATCTAGAAGGTGGAGAACTTTATCTTTTCGAAGATAAAGAACGGAACGGAAGTCAAGTGATAGATTTAAAAGTAGGGGAAACCGTTGCTTTTCCATCTAACACTTTTCATGAAGTAACCAAGGTAACCGAAGGAAGAAGAGTTTCTTTAGTTGTTTGGTTTAGAAAACGCTTGACACACAGCGTATAAATAGTGTATTATATAATGCATACGTGGATAAAACGTTAATACAAAGATATACAAATAAATACGGAGAAATATATGAGCTTTGCTAATCTTAAGTCCAAATCAATGGACGTATCTAAACTGGTATCTGCTGCCAATGAAATGAATGGTGGTGGTACTGAAAAGAAATCCTACGGTGATGACCGTTTCTGGAAACCTACTGTCGATGAAGGTGGTAACGGTTATGCCGTTATTCGTTTCTTGCCAGCGGCTGAAGGACAAGAGTTACCTTGGGTACGTTACTGGGATCACTTCTTTAAGGGGCCATCTGGTCAGTGGTACATTGAGAAGTCTTTGACTACTATTGGTCAGAACGATCCTGTGTCTGAACTTAACACTCGACTATGGAATTCGGGTATTGAAGACGATAAGGATACTGCACGTAAACAGAAGCGTAGACTTCATTATGTGTCTAACATCCTTGTGGTTCAAGACCCATCAAACCCTGCCAATAACGGCAAGGTATTCCTCTATGATTTCGGAAAGAAGATTTTCGATAAGATCATGGATAAAATGCAACCAGAATTTCCAGGCGAAGAACCAGTGGTTCCTTTCGATTTCTGGAATGGTGCGGACTTCCAACTCAAGATTCGTAATGTAGCGGGTTACCGTAACTATGACAAGTCTGAGTTCAAGGCACCTTCTGCCCTTTACGAAGCGGACGAAGTGAAACTGGAAGCGACTTACAACCAGATGTTTGATCTGGGTGAGTTCACTGCACCAACATCCTTCAAACCATATGATGAGTTGAAGGGTCGCCTTGAGGTAGTACTTGGTACTGCTGTAGGTGCAAACGCAGTAGCCGCTACTGCAAACATTTCTCAGACTGCGGAAGAGAACGTTGGACGTTCTGCTCCTGAACCTGAGATTGTCAGTTCTCCCGCCCCTGCCGTGGGTACGGAGGATGACGAAGATGATACATTATCTTACTTTGCCAAGATGGCACAGGAAGACTAATTATCGTCTAACTATAAAAGGAGTCCCTAACGGGATTGTAACTAAACTTAGTTACAAATAGAGAGAGGGGACTTTATGTCCCCTTTTTTTTGTCCATAAAAGTGTGAAAAGAAGACCTTTTAATATCCATAAAAGTGTGAAAAGAAGACCTTTTAACTTTATGATGCACTACTAATAAGTGCGATAGTAAAGGCAATCATTGCGACAGAAATTCCAATGCCAACTACCAACGCAAACATATCAATGTAGAATGATTTTTTCTCAGCCGCTCTATTCGCAGCCAATATTCTTGCTCTGCGTATTCTCTTGCGTTCTTCCATCATGTCTTCATAGAATGCAGTCTGTCCAGAGTATATTAGAAATTCTCTGAGTTCCTTTTCCATGGCCATGATCTTGTGTCTAGCCGCTGTGATTTCTATTGCTTGTGATTCTACACTACTACCACTAAAAAGTTTAGTGACATTCGGTGCATTTGCATTTTTGATGTTCGCTTCACTAATCTGATCAGAGGCATCAAAGAATTTAGAGAAGACATGAACTAACTCTTGAGCTTCTCTACCCTTTTCTACCGCACCTTTTATTGCATTATATGCCGAACTTGCGACTGATATCGCTACTCCTATCTCTACCATGCGTACTCTCTCTTATTATATTACGCATAATGTTATCCAATTCGCCATGACGGAGCACCACCATTTATGGAAGAACCCCTTGAACCTATCAAGTTTGTGGTTGATGAACTGCTGCTATTTGTGGTGACAGCGGTTTGTTTAGCATCAACAACATTTATGTTATTGTTGCTTGTTGTTGTAGCAAGTTCTTGCTGTTGTTGTCCCAACACCATATTTTGTATTTCTCTTTTAGATGCTTGTGGCGCTTCTATGTCTGTTGGTGGTGTGAGATTAGGCGCATGAATTTCAACCTTTGGAGACTCTACCTTCAATCCATCAAAGACAGGTGGAGGGGTTTCTAATTTAAACTGTGGTGGCGTCCCTTGTTCCGAATTCTCTTTCATTTCATCTATATCGGGTATATACGGATTGTCAAGAGTACGAAGTTCTTCTGGAATCACTAGGTTGGTTGAAGTTTCAGTCGCATCGCCAGTAACGTTATTTTCAGCAACGGCAGTATTCAACTGATCTGCCATCTCAGCGCCGATTGTCAATGATTTTCCTTCAAGTGATGATGTATCAATGTCCAACGCTACAGCAATAGGTTTCAACTTGGCTTCTATCTCTTCTGTTGGAACATCTTTCAATCCAACCTTGACCGTTACACCCTTAAAGACACCATCTTCTATTGTTCCGCCGTCATATAGGGCGATCATGAGTTTGTTGATGTCACCCATAACTAACCCAAGGTCTTTGAGTTTTTCTGTTATTTGATCTACATTCATGCCTTCAAAATATTCTAGTGCATGTGCATAATCAATAAGAGGTTGAACAGAATCCGCAATATGTTGGAGGTTCTTGCCGTCTACGTCCTCAAATGCATTAAGAGAATCAGCAATCTTTTCGAAGAGAGTTTTACCATCGCCTCCACCAAACAAACCAGCGATCCAATCTAAAGTTGCACCTATACTGTCAGCTATTCCCAGCAATCCTTGAGTTCCCAAGAATGCAAGCAAGCATAGCAGGCCCCATCGCTAACATCGCACCAGCAGTACCAAGTAATCCCATACCATCGACTTCTGCAAGTGCAGACAATCCAGTGGCCATGTTTTCCATCAAGGATTTCATGTTATCGCCATTACCACCAATCAAACTAGACACAGCATCGGCCGCACCAAATCCCGCAAAGAATGCTCCCAGAGCTGCACCTACAATCGCAAGACCAACTCCAGCTTTAGCACCTATGCCAGGCGCATATCCGAATAGTGCACCCGCACCAAACAGACCAGCTATTGCAGCTGCAGGCATACTAAAGAATGCTGTTAAACCTTTAGCAATGTTCTCCATCAAAGGGCCAAGATTACTACCATTTGCACCAAGTGCTCCAGCAAGCGCATCTAACCCGACAAACGAAGCATAGAATCCTGAAATCGCAGCACCTATTGCTATTAAACCAACACCAGCGAGCGCAGTTTTTCCAATACCAAAGAGTAGTCCAAAGCCGGCACCACCGAGCATCAAACCGGCCGTTTCTAAAATATTTTCCTGATCTACGAAAACTTTCATAAATTCGCCTACACCTCGTGCAGCCGCTTTAAGATTTTCCAGTTCACCTACCATTCCTAACCATCCGAGACCACCTTCAGCGAGGACGAAACCGGCAAAGAATGATCCGATACCAAGTGCAATAGCACCCATACCAGTGGTCATTCCAAATGCCCCTTTAAATCCACCAAATAGACCGGCTGCACCACCAGCAATCAACAGACCGCCTACAGACATTATTGTTTCAGCATCCAGTGATTTAAATATTTCACCTACAGCCTTCGATGCAGCAATGATGTTTTCAAAGTTCGGGGGGGTATCAAAGAAACCAATCGCAAGGTCACTTGCTTGTAGACCAGCAAAGAATGCACCTATACCTAAACCAAGTCCAGCAATACCACCAACAACACCACCAAAGGCAGCGCCGAATCCACCAAACATACGTCCAAAAGGATTACCCAAAATGTTGGTGGAACTGTTACTACCGACACCCTTTTTCATGATCGAAATAAGATCGGTCATGAGTTTGTTATTTTCTAGTTGAGCTTCTAGAAGACTGGAATTAAAATCTTCGGTTTCTCTTTGTCTCTCTTCGATGTCCCCTTTGGTTTGTCCAGAGGGATTAGTGGTTTCGGTTTCTTCAGATTCTACTCCGGATTCGGAACGTGACATTGAGGCAAACGCATCCTTCATGTCTTGCAACAAGGATCGGTCTTGACCGTGTTGTTCTGCCAGAACTTCTTTCACAGTCCTAATAGAATGGCCAGTAGAACTATTTCTAGTTAACTGTCCTTCTCTCTTAAGACGATCAATTACGTCCTTTAAAGTTGCATCTGCCATTGATTAATACTCTACTTTTTAATTTGTTTTAATCTATCGTTTTCTTCCTTAACATAATCAATTAACATACTAACGTATATCTCCCTTTCCCACGGCATCATCATTTCTAATTCAGTCAAACTGTAATGATGATGTTGCATTAACGAAAAATTGGTCTTATAATGATTGACCAAATTATCGTGAGAAAGGTTTAGGATAAAAAATCTCTCATCCCTCTCAATGTCGTTGTGTTAGCTTCTTTACACTGAACACAATTGAACTCCACTGTATGTTCCAGTTTCGGAATCCTGATCAAGAAATCTGTAATTCCCTTGAACTGATCTGTAGTCAGATTCTCAAGGAAGTCTCTCAGTTCTCCATCACCCAATTCTGAAACGTCAAATCTTTCTTCTTCGGTCAAGATGGCTTTAACACACGTTTCTGCCAATACTAGACCATCCTCTCCCGTACCTGTAGACTCTTGATCTAGAATCCTACGGTATGACGGATAAGACAATTCAATAAGAATGTCATCCGTAATGTTAATAGTCTCTGTAGAGTTCTCTGCGTTCTCAATCTGAACGGTCTCCAGATTAATCTCTACGTCATTCTTGTGTTCACAAGAAGTACAAGGGATAACTACCCTTGATGTTTCACCAACAGATTTTGTTCTAATCTGCGTGAAAAGGTATTCGATATCATATGTTGTGAGTTCGAATACATCTACGTCATCTGTCGTAATACATGCATTCAATGTATTACCGATGGCCTTGGTTGCTTGTTTCTGGTCTCCAGATTCAAATGCAACCATAAGAACCTTTTCTTCTTTGACCAAGTATGGTCTGAATTCAACCTTTTGTCCTGTAGACGGAATAACCAATTCATACTGTGGACTACTATTAATTACTGGCAACGCCATATCACTTCTCCTAATTTAAAATTATTTAATTCAACAATGATCCCAGTACACCACCAATGATGGCATCACCAAGACCACTATTCGGCCCTTTTGCACCTTTATCATGCCAATCTTTGTATGAAAGCTGCACACTCAATTCAGTAATTTGATCATTCTGATCGTTACCTAATTGTATCTCATTCACGGAAGTCGGATAGGCCTGTAACAGGTCTATCTTCCTCACTGAATTACTTTGTGACCCAAGACTTATATCTATCTCTCCTTGAGAGAGGTCAATAAATCCTAAGTCTGGTAGATGGTTCTTAATTGATTGCGGAACCTTATCCATAAAACCAAGTTGTTTTTTAAACAAGGAAAATCCCGCACCCTTTTGTAACTGTTCTATTGTGACGGTTTTGCCATATCCACCTTCACCCTCATAATAACCCACCGTGTAATTTATAGGATCATGGGCCAATCTTTGCCATTCATCAAAGTATCTAGTAATTTTGTGATCATTCATCACATAAAATGTCAAAGAGATGTCTGGTGTAATATATCCGGTTGCAATCTTTTTAGTTGCAGTACCAGTCTGATAATCTTGAGATTGAATTTGTCTGCCAGGCAATACAACACTTTTACAGAGTACTTCTAAATCTCTAGGCCCAATGCCTGCAATTTCAGGTAGTATCACCTTGAATAGATTGGGTAATGCAAACCCTGATCCACCACCTACAGCGCCTTTTAAATCGTCTATGCTATTGCTCATCCTAACATCTGCCTTGAATCGTAGTAAACTTTCTTAGAATTACGTTTGCGGAAGTTCGCTGTTGGTAAGAATGTTGCAATCTCCCATTCTGGTGCTGGTACTTCTGCAAATTTACTTTGTACGTGTTTGTTTAAATAGTGTTTGAAACAAGGTTCGAAGTACTTCAACTTAGATGACTTCTTCAACATTGCATAAGACAATTTGAATTTACTGTTGTCATCTAATTTACTTCCTGCTATACCCATGAGACCATCTAACATCTTTGCACGTAGAATAGGTGGAAGATAATGTAAATTCAAACCATAGAACCCACCTTCAGCAGGCCCTACGACAACTACCAATGGAAACGTGTCATAGTATGGTAGTGTGTCTTTATGTTTCGGGTCATAGAAAAACATCTGCATAGAACCCACAATCTGTTTACTTCTTCTTTTCAACGGGTCTTCATCCATCAACGCTTCACGGTTGATAGATCGAAGATTCTTTGCTTTCTTCATGAACCATTCACGGCTTTCCTTAGTGCGGGGTGTAATCCCAGCCCTGAATGCCTGTAGTTCTAATCTGTTAAATATATTTGACACAGAGGTTCCTCTATTTTACTATCTTTATTTATATGTTTTATCGAAGTGTTTTGTTTCTATGACCAAAGTTCTTTTCATTAAGGTCGGGAAAATCTGACTTGAGGAAGTTTATGAGTTCAACAATGTGGTTATTGTCGATGTCATACCTCATAAATCTTGCTTTGGAACGAAGAGAAAAGAACTGCATAACCTCGGCTTCAAATCCGGTTCTTTCTTTTCTCCAATGGTCTCGCATCGCTCTAGCATCTCTGATCTGACAAAACTTCATACTCCGCTTCATGAAGTCTCCTCTCTTATGTTTCGATCTACTACGAATCCAATCTTCAAGTTTTCGGGTCTGTAGTATGAAGTACGAATCCGGATATTCATTATACAGTTCACGGTAGTATTGTTGACCCTCTATACACCTACCCAACTTCGTAAAACACATGTCAGAGTATGCATCTGCGTTATCAATCGTTTTAAGTATAGGTGAATCACTGAGAACATTGTCTTCTATGATTCTTCCAATATGGCCCTCATCCTTTGCAATGCAGTGTATTGATTTATACCCACACTTGATAAACATCTCGTGAAAGGATGTTGTCGCAGTCCTATTGTAACCAATAAAAAACACTTTTCTCATTTTTTCTTTCGACTGTATGGTTTCAGCGGTTTGGTTGACTTGGGTAAGATGCCCATCTTAGACAGTTCTTTCTCTGTCCAGATCGTAAACTGCCATCCACGGTCTTTCGCATACTCGTTTGCAGCTTCCCATTTGTTTTGATTCTTGACAAAGGTCATTGCCTCACTCAAATACCTTTTAGTCTTACGTGCGCCCGTAGGAGGTTTTGTTTCCTTGTGGGGTTTGATCTCAATAAGAACCACCTTACCGTCTGTGTATTCGACAATCAAGTCCATAAAATATCTGTGATATCTCTTGTCAACCTCATATAAGTATGGTATAATGACTTCTTCACTTCCCCATCGTTTAACCTTGGGATTATCGTCTGCCCATTTAAAGGCATGTTTTTCCCACAGAGAACGATAGACCACTTGTGTAGGGTCGCCAATATATTTGTTTTTGTTCTTTACCCTATACTTTCCCGAATATGCCATAAAAACCTTATAAATAAACATAGATTATTTCAAAACTATTTATTAGGATTTTAACATGGGATTAAGATTTCCGTCCGCAGTAGAAGAAAGACTGGGTTATGTCAGTTTTGACGTTATTGGTTCAGAAAATGCCGAGGTAAACGCTCGTGCTGAAGGTACTGATCTGGAAAAAGCAAAAGAAAATATAGAAAAAGAAGCTGAAGAACAAGGCGAACCTAGTAAACTCCAAGAGTTTTTTGATGATGCAAAAAAGGTTTATGATGATGTTAAGGGTGGACTAGAAGCCGTTGATGATTTTCTTGGGGACGCTGGAGGTAAGTTGGATGGTATCCTTCAAGATTTCTTCGGTATAGGTGAAGAGGTTCAACCTTTTGTTAGAGGTAAGATGGATTTACAAAACCCTGATGGTCAAGTAGTTTTATATTTACCGCCAGGATTTCAGGTCGCTGAAGGAGTTGCCTTTGATGGCGTCGATCTAGGTGCGGCTGGGGCACTTGCGCTGAACAGTATGACAGAAGACAACTTGACAAATGCTTTCGGCGGCGCAGTAGATGTTTTAGGCGATGTAGGCAAATCGGTAATAGATGCACTGAAAGGGGAAGGAAGTCCTGAAGCAGCAAGATTAGGAGCCATCCAAGGGGCGAAAGCAGTCAGAGGCATAGCCAGCTTTGGCAATGGTGGAGTTGCAAATGCGGGTAATGTAGCAGCCGGAGTAACTATTGCTCCAAACCAAAGGACTCTATTTAAAAGAGTCAACATGAGAGAGTTCTCATTCAGCTTTAGTTTAGTTCCTTCTTCAGCTGAGGAAGCAAGTTCTGTTGACAGTATCGTAGATTTCTTCAGACACTTTTTATATCCAGAACCAATTATGGTTGGTGATGTTAGAGTTGGTTACAAGTATCCAGAGAAATTTAAAATTAAAGTTTCCAGTCATAAAGGATGGGAACCTGTTAAAATACAACCTTCATATCTAAGAAACCTTTCTGTAACAACAAACCCCAATGGCATGGCATTCCACACAGATGGTAAACCAGTAGAAACTCAAATAACATTAAACTTTATTGAGTCTGCAACTCTTGATAGAGATCAAGATGAATATGTACCACAGTTAAGTTCGGGTGGTTCGGGTGGTGACGGTGGTGATCAACTGCCTCCAACCATATATGCATAGTAACAGGGCAAAGCAATGAAATACATACAAAGTTTTTTACCACTATTATATAACTTCGGTGAAGAGACACGTCCTGCTCTGTTTCAGGCGATTCATTCATACGTAGATATTCTTGATCAAGTAAAACAAGACTTATCATTCTATGAAAGTTATCAGATTCTATCGGGTGACAGACCGGATAATGTATCACAAGAACTCTACGGTAGTCCAGATTACTATTGGACATTCTTTTTAATGAATGATCATCTGCGTGAATCTGGATGGCCTATCGCACAGGAAAAGGTAAGTGATATCGTAAAGGTTAGATACCCTCATAGGACAGTAACAACTAAAGACGATTTTACTACAGGAGACTTTGCGTTTCGTGTAGGACAAGTTGTAACTGGATCGGTATCAGGTACAATAGGAACAATTGTCCGTAGAATCCCTGAACTTGGTCAAATGGTAATTGACACCACCAATACAGTATTGGATGAACAAGAACAATTCACCGTATCAGTATCAGAGACAGGATTCGCTACTATTGAAGTAGATGACTCATTCCGTAAAACTTTCCACAGTTCAAGTCTCTGGACGTTTTACCGTGATGGTGTAATCATGGATGATACAATTGAAAGAAGTTTGGATTCCCTTGGGAAGAAAGCCACGTTCCAAAACATACCCTTCATTGAAAACACAACAGTAACCGTGATTGCTTCGTTGTATGTCGGTAACCCTAAAGATAATAACTTTGGTGATACAGAGTCTATTTCTTACATCGATCAGACAACAGGTATTACAATTGCGGTTGAACTCTTTAAAGAATCGCATCAATATGAAGCTGTGCATCACTACGAAAAAACTCAATACGTAGCATTTGATCTTGACAGCGTATCTAACATTCTGGTATCATCCGATAGGAAAACAGCTGCACGTGCAGTAGAGTCTGCTGATAATGCAGAACTGCGTATAGAAAGTGAGTGGGTTGATATCGATCCATACACACAAAACGTTCCAACTAATGTTACTTCTGTTACCGTACAGGAATACTATAAACAAAAGAACGATGAACTAAAACAGATCAAGGTGTTAAAAGCTGATGTCGTTGATCGGGTAGCACAAAGAGTATATACAAAACTTAGAGAAGTGACGTAAGATGCGAGATAGATTTGACGGGCCAACTTTTGAGATACAGTCGGCTATCCTCACTAGTTCAACAGGAGGTTCTGTTGATATTTTTCAAGTGGTTCTTGAATATGAGACCTTTGAAGATATCACTATGCCATACTGTACAGGCAATGTTTTACTCGTTGATCAAACGGGTTGGTTTGAAGAATTTAAATTCCGTGGTACAGAAAGACTTACCATGACCATTAAAGATAATGTGGGTGATAGTACTTGGACTAAAAAATGGCATGTGCATTCTGCTGGAAGAATAGAAAAGAGTGGTGTTGGAGATGCGAAAAGTACCGTTTGGCTTCTAAATCTTATCGACGAACATGCGACTGCCAGTAAAGCAACAAAGTTTAGTGAAGCTATTGGTAACGGTACAAAGTTAGAAGATGAGATTGTTAATATATTAAGTTCTAAAATAGGTAAGAGTTGTAAAAAAGTAATTCAACCGTCTATACAAGAGAACTGGAAAGCTATCGTTCCTTACATGCATCCACTAGAAGCCTGTGAATGGTTGAGGGATCGTGCATCTACAACTAAAGGAATGCCTTTCCTATTGTTTGGAAGTGTGTTTAACGACGAACTAAAACTGGCTACCTTGGATAGACTCCTAGAGATTCCCCCGTTTAATATGGAAGACCCTTACGTTTATTCGGGAGCAGAAACTCAAGCAGATGTGATTACAAAAAGTTTTAAAAAAAGACATAAACAAATTCATGATGTGAATATATCAAAACTTTCAGACGCATTTAACCATATACTTACAGGCACCATAGGATCGTCCTATGCAATGACAGAACTTGATGATGCAACTATTAAGGGTTGGGTTCCTAAACACCTTTCAGTCATGGATGTTGTTGGTGCAATACCAAGTGATAATGGTGGTAGTAAAAACACATACGATCCAAATTTTAGTTTGCAAGGAGTAGGGCCTGCACATACAGCGGATTCTAGGTTTGTTCATCAAGTGTTAAATAGAAAGACATATAGGCCTGGCACAAACTACAAGAGTATTCATTGGGAACCGGATGCAGATAAACATCATCATAAGATCAAAACTCAAGCAGCTTTGAATTTAATGATGAAGAACTCGTATGAGATTACCGTCACCGGAGCGGACATAATTGCTGCTAAATCTGGTGTTGGAGACAGGATTGATGTGAGAATACCTGAAGATGGTGATGAATTCAAAACCGAAACAGCTAAACTACTGAGTGGTGACTTCTTAATTACTAATATTCATCATCATTTGCAAACAGCTGGTGGTAATGGAAAACATATGACAACATTAAATATAAGCAAATTCAATTACGGGAATAAGAGTTTCGCATATGACTGAATTACCTAAAGGTTTACCTTCAGAATTTTATGGTGACCATGTTAGGTGGTTTACCGGACTCGTTATCAATGCAAGACCGCCAGCAGGTGAGGGTCTTGAAGGATACGTTCAGGTTCGTATCCACGGTGTTCATAGTCCTAGTCTTGAAGATATACCACAGTCTGCATTACCTTGGGCTCAAGTGTTAATTCCAACAACAGAGGGTGGTACTTCTGGACTTGGTTCAACACCAAGAATTGAAGCGGGGACACTGATCTTCGGTTTCTTTATGGACGGAAAGTATTCACAGGTTCCTATTGTAATAGGTTCTTTACCGCACATAACAACACCAACACCCATTCAACTGGGTTTCGATCCTATTGGTGATGACGCTGATACTATTCAAGAACTTTTAGATTTAGTCTCTATGGAAAATGAGAACACTGGTGATATAACAAGTCAAGTAAAGGATAGTAGGATTGGAGGAACGTTAAAGAAAGCCTTAAATACTGGTTTGGATTTTGAAAGTGCTATTGCACTTACTGCTGAACTAGATATAGCCAGTGGTATGATTACGGGTGGCCACGATGATGGTAGTTTTGGTATAGATAACTTCACGGGTACACGATTAGATTCCTTAAAAAATTCCAGTCCAGATTTCCAAAACTTTGATAAACAGGTAGACTTTGTTTTAAAAGAACTAACCGAAACAAAACCAAAAATATTGGGACGCAGTTTGTCCAGTAAAGTTGAAGCGGTATGTTCTACAACGGGTACGGATGTTGGTGATGTAAAAAGAAAAGCATATGAACTTAATGATAAGTATGGGGGCGGATAATGACTATTAGATCAGACGTAGAAGGCGCACTCAGAAGAAAAGTTGAGAAAGACAAGCTTGACACTTCATTAACTAAAAAGATTGATGAAGTTAATAGAGCTAATCTTGTAAAAAATGCCACGTTATTGGGTAAAGAAGCTGGTGAAGTCGTAGGTGGTTTTAGAAGTTTAGAATCTAAAGTTACGACTTCGGGAAGCATTGTCGATAAAGGTGATGCAATTGTGGAATTTACAGAAGACGTAACTGGTATTGGTGGGGTACTTGATCGAACCACAGCAGAAGTAAACTTATCAACAAAAGAACTTCCCCCTATAGCGGGACTTCTCGACTCGGCGAACGTAGAAGGTTCTATTCTAAACATGATTGATACTGGAGACTCTGCTGGACTTGCAGCTGCCTTTGCATCTTCATCGAACATAGAAGCTATTGGTGGAGACCTTGCGGGAAAGATTGCATCAATCATTACACTTATAACTGGACTGGGTTCTATTCTAGATGGTTTGTCTGCTAAAGGTGTTGGTGGAAGTGGTATGGACGCCCTAACCAAAACAAGCGAAACCATGTCTGGAAAAGCAGACTCTCTTCTATCNTCTATAGATAANGCAGCTGGGAGTCTGAGTGATATTTCGAATGTTTCAACTTTGAAAGAATTTACGGATACTGTAAATAATATTTCTTCAAACGTTACTGGAGTATTGAATGAGGTTTCCGCAATTCAAGATATCAATCCGGTATCAGATTTTACTGATAACCTGTTACAAGACGATGGTAGCTCGATAGGACAACTTGGTAACGCATACAAAGATATTAGCAGCGAAGTAAAAGGGGTCGCAAGTGAAGTCAACAGTATTGTAAACAAGGTAAACCAAACTAAAGCAGAAGTCAATGCCGAGATCAATTCAGTAAGAAGTCTGGTCAATCAAGGCAAAGAGTTTATTGGAAGTGTTTCTACTGGTGGAGGTAGTCTTCAGGATATAAGCGAAAATTCTACCGGAGCAGCCAGTAATACAATTCGTGAATTAACATCTGCAACGTCTCTTGTTGGTACAGGAATTAAATCTAGTGGTTCTGGTGGTATCGGTAACAGTGATATCTCCAGTGTAATTGCTCAGGTACAAAGTGGTGCACCAAAAGACCTTGCAGCTGCGGTTCAAAATGTCGGTAGTAAAAACGTAGGTGTCGATCCGGAAATATCTAAAATACTTTCTGCTCAGAAAGGATTCCGTAACACAAGAGAACTTGTTGAAAGAACTGTTTCTCAATGTAAACTACAGGGAATAGATGCTAAGAAGATTTCTGAGTTTGAGATCATCATGAATATTGTTGAAATCGCTTTAAGTGATATTGACACCACCCTAACAAAACAAATAAAAGTTGGGGATCAGGACAGAAGTACTTGGAAAGAATCTTTTGATATTCAGGAGTATCCAAGTGATTTCGATACCTTTATCAAATTTGAGACTGGTGAGATAAACGAAACTACCCAGTCTAATGTTACTGACACAGAAAAGAAACCTGCTGTATTCCAAACATGTGATACGAAAGAAGAACTGCAAGCTGAAGTACGTTTGGTTAAGAGACCAGTAAAACAACTTATCATTCACTCTACAGAAACCTTTATTGATCAATACTTGACGTGTCAGATGCTTCATGAAGATCACAAAGCTCGTGGGTTCGACACCATTCAGTTTCACTATGTAATTCGTAGAGATGGAACTATACAAAGGGGAATACCTACCACGTTGATATCTAAAGTAGACCCCGCTGATTTTAGAAACGAGTCTATTAATATTGCCCTTGTTGGTGGTATCGACGCACCTACAGGAACAGAAGTTCCAAATGCTTTTAGGTCAGGTAACTCTTTTACGGGGTCTCAATATAAAACTCTAGAAACCTTTCTGGATACATTCTTTAAAGGATATCCCGGCGCCAAAATATATGGTATCGGAGAACTGGAAGGAAGAGAAGAACCATACTTTAATGTCGGTGAGTTTGTGAGGAAGAAGTTTGGTAAGGTCAGACTTGATATTACAACAACCGGAACAAGATTGGTAAATTAAATGGCTAAGAAGACAGAAGCAGAACAGGGTACTATTCAAGAGAAAGAGGGTACAAACAAGTATGGGTTTCAAGACCCAACTGGTGAATTTCCTCGTGAAGAGTATTGGGGCGAGAGTTCTATCAATCGTGCGGCTCGTGGTGCGGGTGGTGTAGGACAAAAGGATAAACCAAATGACCTCAAGATGTCTGCGGTATTCCCTAAAATTGATATGGGTCTTGGGACTGCAACACAGGGAGACGATGGGTCTATTGAGTTTGAATCTAATACAGGTCGATCAAAATATCCCTTTAATAAAGTAACCGAAACGCATTCTGGGCATGTCATTGAGATTGATGATACGGAAGGTAATGAACGAATACTAATCAAACACACTACGGGTTCTGGTATTGAAATGCGTAAAGATGGTTCTATCTGGATCAGCGCAGCCGAAAACAAATATGAGACTGTTGGTGGTAATACAAAAATTGTTGTTGAGGGTGACACTGAAATTGCCTATGAGGGTAATCTTGACATGTATGTTGGTGGTAACTTTAACCTAGATGTTGGTGGTAATCACAACACAAAAATAAAGGGTCAAAGAAAAACTCGTGTTGGTAAAGACGATAGAACAACAACTTCGGGTAACCACGAATATATCACTAAGAAGAATAGTAGTATCGCAACAATGGGTAACGGAACAGATACCGTGTTGGGTGATTTTCGCAAGACTATCACCAAGGGTAAACATGATATTATGTCCGAAGGATCGATAGAGGTAGCTGCTGACGGAACTCTAATCATGTCTGGTAAGTCAGAAGCTGTTATGGTTGGAAAAGCGTGTAACATATCTGGTATGACTGTATCAGCTATTGGTATGAAAGGAACATTTGGTGGTGATCTTGTAGATTTTGTTGGTAAGACATATTCAGGCCCACTGGGCCCACAACCACTATCCGGCGCAACCTTTTTTGGATCGGTTATGGGAACAGCGACTGGGGCGGTGAGTGCTTGGACAGCTGTCAAGGCGTCCTTTGCTGGTTCTGCATCATCTCTTGGTGCGGGGGGATTTGGATTTCCACCTATTCCACCAGCACCCGTACCTCTACCACCTTCAGCTCCGCCACCAAACACTCCGATAGTAGGACTTCACCTTGCTGGTGGAGCATATGCGATTCGTAGTGTAACAATCGATGGTGGTGGAACTCTTAAGAGTAAGATTCTAGACCTAGATGGGTATGGTGGTGTATTCGATAATGGAGAACCCACAACCGAAGAAATACGACAAGCAGTGCGTGATCATACAAACAAAGATNTTCTTGGTGGNCAAGCGGCGATAGATGGAATCATCAATACTGAATTTGATGTGGGTACACCACCCGCTATTGGACGAACTGCTGGTGTTGGAAGAACAACAACTTTTGGTACTACTCCTTTGGGTAACAGTGAGAAAGGTCTTGGTAAACAGTTCACGGTTACTAAACTAGAAGAGAGTGTGGACAAAGAAATACAGAATGCCATTGTGGACAGTGGTATTCTGGGTGATAGTGACGGAGCATAACAATGTTATATTTAGCAGACCCTCTTTACAACCCAGATCAATATGATCCTAGAACCATAACATCGAAACTGAAACTTTCGAAGAATGTTTCCATATCTAATTTTTTAGGATATGGAGCTTCTAGTCTAGGTCATATTGGCAAAGCAGAAGACCGAGCGCAACTAGCACGCAATCTTTTACTTCATGCTGACATTATGCATATTATCAATTCGGAAAAAGATTTGTTTCCGGATATTAAAATGAAAGTATCTGAGGGACTCTATGAGGCAGGCCCGAATGAAACTCTTGGTGGAGACAATATACTAAAAGCTGATGGACGTATGGTTGGGTATAATGTGTTTAATGGTAATGGTCAACTTGATTTAGAAAGAACATTTGATGTCGCAGTTCACATAAAAGACAACGCAAGATTTAAACGTTTGGTCTTGGATTATGACACGTATAACCCCGATGGTTCTTTGACAGCTACCATTCTGGTAGAACTTCCTCACATTCCATCATCATACGATGTTGTGTTTGACCAGAAGATTGAAAGTCAATTTAATGGGAACTTGTTTTCTAAAAAAGAGTTGGTGGAAGTCCTGCTGAAATAGTATAAATAGAACTAGGATATATCGGGGATTACCATGGCAATTAGACGTGCACTATCAACAGAAGATAAGAATCTAGATTCGGTTACTTTTAGAACAACAAAGAACCGAAAGAATCTCGACATTGATCTTTCTTTTGCTAACAAACCACAGACAGGGGATGTGTACAAGAAGACTGAAGCGGCTGCGGTAAAACAGTCTGTTAGGAATCTTCTTACTACAGGCCCTGCCGAGAAACCGTTTCAGCCAGGATATGGTGCAAACCTGTATGCTTTTCTATTTGAACTGGATACGCTGTTTGATAAGTCGGCAATTAAGAACAATATTAAAGAAGCGATAAGGGTATATGAACCAAGGGCAGACTATAAGACCCTTAAGGTCAGATGCAAAGAATTAGACGATGCTAACTCTTTACAAATAGATGTAGTATTCAGGGTAATAAATTCAGGTGAAGAGGTAACTCTCACAACACAATTAAATAGGTTAAGGTAATGGCGACAACAATTAAATCGTCCGCACTGGACTTCGCAAACATTAAGAACAATCTTAAGACGTTCTTACAGAAGAAAGAAGAGTTCAAGGATTACAACTTTGAGGCCTCTGGTCTGGCAAACATCTTGGACGTGTTGGCGTACAATACGCACCTTAACGGTCTGACCGCTAACTTTGCTCTTAACGAATCTTTTCTATCTACTGCACAACTGCGTAGTTCACTTGTGCAATTGGCCGAAACAATTGGTTATATTCCTAAGTCAAAGACCGCATCGCAAGCCATTATTAAGATGGCAATGAACCTGTCAAACGTTGCAGACCGTCAACAGACAATTACACTATCGACAGGTTATCAATTTACAACTAAAGTAGATGTTAACACATACACCTTCCAAACAAACGAGACACTAATCGCATCCGATGATGGTGCGGGTTATTATCAATTTAAAACTCTTGATGGTAACGATAAGATTTCCGTATTTGAGGGAACCAAAAAAACAAAGACTTTCATTGCGGGTGACAACGATGAGAATGCGGTTTATATTATTCCAGACAAGAACATGGATATCTCTACTGCAATTGTTAAAGTATATGAGAATGCAAGTACTAGTAAATTTGTAACTTACACAAACATCACAAAGGCCACAACTATCAGTGAACAGTCTACCTTGTACATCCTTAAGGAGATGCCTAATGGATATTTTGAATTATCATTCGGTAATGGTACAACTTTAGGTCAGACTCCGGATTCAGGTTCAAAGATCACAGTAGAATACTTGGCAGTAAACGGTGCGAATGCAGATAATGCTCTTACATTTGAACCTTCTTCTCTAGTAAAAATCACAGAAACTATCAACAGAACTCCTGTTGTTTCCACATATACTAAATCTGTGGGTGGTGGTGAAAAAGAAAGTGTAGAATCCATACGTAAGAATGCGCCCTTCCAATACGCAGCACAGAACAGGATGGTAACCTTCGCAGACTATAACTCATTGATTCTTAGAAACTATGCCACACTAATTAAAGACATTTCTAGTTGGGGTGGAGAAGACAATCTTAAGCCTGAGTTTGGTGTTATCTTTTCTTCTATTGAATTTGAAGATGATGTGTCGGAACAGAGAAAGGAAGTGGTCAAGAATGGTATTGTAGACCTTGCGTCTCAGTTAGCTGTCGCTACTTTTGATATCAAGTTTTCTGATCCAGTCAAGACGTGGGTCGAAACCGAAGTATTCTTTAGATTCAATCCAAACCTAACATCACTATCCCTGAACACAATTCAGGAAAATGTTCGTACTGCGGTGCAGACATATTTCTCAGGGAATGTTGGTAAATTTGAACAGGCATTCCGTCGATCAAACATGTTGACCCTAGTGGATGATGTCAGTCCCGCTATCTTGTCTTCTCGTGCAGAAGTGAAGATGCAACAAAGATTTGCACCATCCTTGTTAGTAGAACAAGACCACTCATTCTCTTTCCCATCTGCAATTGCAACTCCAGACGATGTTTTATATAGAATTACATCCTCTACGTTTGTATTCAGGAATGAGAACTGTCAGGTAAGAAACAAACTCAAATCTAACAAATTACAAGTAATCAACCTCACAACTAATAAGCCTATCGTCGATAACGTGGGTCAATACAATCCCGATGCGGGGACAGTAAGTATTGTGGGATTACAAGTCGATACAGTAATCGGTGGTGTTAATTATATCAAATTAGCAGCGGTTCCGGCAAATCAATCTGCAATCGTTCCTGAGAAACAATATATTCTTAACTTTGACAACGCAAGATCAATCGCACGTGCTGTCGTTACAAAGGCTGATAACTAATGGCTCATACAATAGTAGATAGAACTCTTATTGATATTGGGAGACGTGAACCCAATATACGTGAGTACGTCATTGAAGACGCTCTATCACAACACATTGTAGAAAGTTATCCTAAGTTCGTTTCGTTCTTACGGGCGTATTTCGACTTTGAAGAAACGAAGGAATCTCCTTCGCATTTAATTCAGGAATTGTTTTACACACGTGATGTAACACAAACCGATTTAGAATTACTTTCTTATATTGAAGATGAGTTACTTTTAGGTCAAGCTTATTTTGAGGGTTTCACTGATAAAAGAGCCGCTGCAAAGTACTCCAGCACACTGTATAGATCGAAGGGTACTAAGTACTCTATACAACAATTCTTTCGCACATTCTTTAACGTCGATCCGGATGTTGTATACACAAAGAGACAAATTTTTAATGTAGGTGAATCTATCATTGGTGCAGAATCTCAGAGATATCTCACCGACGATAAGCTTTATCAACAATATGCACTGTTGATTAAGACGGAACTGTCTGTAGCTCAGTGGAGAAAACCTTACAAGTTGTTTGTACATCCAGCTGGAATGTATCTTGGTGCAGAAGTTCAACTTGTCGGTCAGTTTGACCTTAATATTGAAGAACAACCATTCCCAGGCTTAAAAGATATCCCTGAATTTGAAGTTGAGGGTGTCGCATCAATGGGTAGAGATGCTATATCAAGTATGACAGGTCTATTTAACTTTAACGCACCAGACGGGACAACACAATTGTTTAGAACAAACCTTGGATCAGAATCCACATATCCTAACCCAGGCGGTAACGATATTAATGACGTACAAACTAAAACTATCGAAGAAGTGGCTAACCTCTACTCGACGATGGGTGAGTATCTTGAGGCAGACGCACCTACGTTTGATGAAGATACGGACGCACAAGGTTCAGGTATGGGTCTCAGCAGTACTGAAACAATCGACCAAGATAAGTTCGATTGGGTCGATTCAGATGGTATTACAAATCTGGATGAATTATTTGATTCTGCGTATAACCCCAACCTATAAAGTTGTATAAATAGAACTATAAGTTTTTAGGAAAACTAAAATGACACGACAGATACTTAACAGAGGCACAACAGCAAATGACGGAACGGGTGATACTCTCCGTGGTGCTAGTCTCAAGATAGAACAAAACTTCCAAGAAATCTATCAGAAACTTGGTGGGGATAGTACTGTCTTGATGCCTTTGATATCTTTTGATAGTGATCGTATTATTTTCGAAGGAAGACTTAACAACACTAATGAGACATTTATCGGTGTCAATGAACCGACAGCTGACAGAATTATTTTATTTCCCGACTACACTGGGGATGTTATTGTCGATTCTGCAACACAAACAATGGCCAACAAGACTGTACTCACAAGTTCTTTGGTACAACCAGAACTCATGGATAGTGAAGGCGCATTGTTTCAATACAGTCTGATTGCAGCTAAAGTAACTGGTGATAGAAATATCAACCTACCTTTATTGACTGACTCTGACGAGTTTACTTTCAATGATGCAATACAGACACTAAACAACAAAACCATCAACGCACCTATGTTGAACAATCCTAAGATTGGAACAGAGTTGCAAGACAGTGATGGTAACCAGATATTTGAATTTGTTTCAACAGCCGGTGCAGTAAATCACTTTAAGGTAACCAACGCTACAAATAACAACACACCAGTTATTGAAGCTGTGGGTACAGATAATGACATCGACCTTGGTTTGAAAGCAAAAGGAACTGGTGGTATTGAAATTCAGAGTAGACTAAAACTCTCTTACCAAATCATGACATCTAATGGAGATGTTGATATTGACAAACCTCTTACATTTTTCAACTCAGGTAGTTCATTAACTATTGGAATGCCTGATGGATCGGAAAGAGGTATTATTAAATACTTAGTAAATCAGAATAGTGGTACTGCGACAATCACACCATCGAATCTACAGAATTTCTCAACTATAACTCTTGCGGTAAATCAATCTGCTACGTGTATTTGGGATAACACTGAATGGATCATAATAAATACTGGTATAGATTCCGCCGGTGCAATATTAAGTTAAATAGGATAAAAAAATGGCAGCCGTAGTTTTTGACAGACAAAGAAAGAATTCGATCAGAGATATCCTTGTAGATATCAAAGATTCTGATAATTTTTATTATGCGGGTATTGGTAAATCAGAAGACTGGAATGATTCTGATCTTGCACCAAACCCCACTAACTCTCTAAGGGAACAGAGACTTGCACGTTTGGGTATACAGTCTATTAAGAATATTACTGACCAAACGTTTGTTGTACCACGTTACAACTGGACATCTGGTGCTATCTATTCTGCATATGATGATGCACAATCTGGATATCCTACGAATGCATACTATGTTATGAATTCAAACCAACAAATTTATATGTGTCTACAACAGGGTAAGACTAATGCAAACCCACCTCAAGTAGTCGCATCAACGGTTCAACCTACTGGTAATACTACAGGAGACGCATTCCGTACGGCTGACGGATATATGTGGAAGTTCTTGTACTCTATCGGTGCATTGAAAGCCGCCAAGTTTATCTCTACCGCATATATTCCTGTCGCAAAGGTACAGGACAGTGCTGGTGCTACTCTTCTTGCAGATGAGATCGGAGTTGACTCAGACTCTCCAGCGGAAGATGTGGAACAACAGTTAGTTCAACAGAATGCTGTGCCTGGCCAAATTCTGGGTTATGCAGTGGTAAATGGGGGAACTGGATATACATCACCCCCAACTCTAGAAATTGTCGGTGACGGTACAAACGCAAAAGCAGTTCCTACTGTTGTCGGTGGTGCAATCACCAAAGTTACTGTAAAAGATAGTTCAGATAATAGTATTGCATTTGGATCGGGTTATACCAGAGCAAGTGTTAGTATTAGTGGTGGAGGCGGAGACTCTGCTGAAATTCGTGCGATTATCGGCCCTGTCAATGGTGTTGGTGCAGACCCAAGAGACGAACTTAAGTCTGGTGCTATGATGTTTAACACAAAACCAACGGGTACAGAGAACGGAGACTTCATTGTAAATCAACAATTCAGACAGGTAATGTTGTTGAAGAATCTGTTGATTCAAGATAGTTCAGCTGTGTTTACTCAAGAGACTGGATTAGGTTTATCTAAACTAACATTGACTTCAGTTAACGATGGCCCATTCGTAGATGATCTTGTTGTACAAGGTGCTACTTCTGGTGTTAAAGCTTTTATTGATGACGTGGATTCTAGTGGAATCTTTTTTCACCAATCAGACTATACGGGATATGGATCATTCCAGAATGGCGAAACGATCAGTATTGTCGAAGGTGGTGGTTCAACTACTGCAACAGTATCAAACACCATTAAAGGTGAATTTGATCCGTTGTCTGGAGAACTTCTATATATTGATAATCGTGCTGCTGTTGAAAGGTCAACAGATCAGACCGAAGATATCAAAATTGTAATTCAACTCTAAGGTTGTAGAAAATGACAAAGATTTTTAATAAACAAGTATTTAATACTACATACAAGGACGATCACGCTGACAGTGATGGATATCATCGCATCCTGTTTAACAGTGGACGTGCTCTACAGGCCCGTGAGTTAACTCAACTCCAAACGATTGTCCAGAAAGAGATCACACGTCTAGGTCAGAACGTCTTCAAAGACGGTGCACCCGTAAATAACTCTTCTTCGTCCTTTAATAAGAAACTTGAATTTATTAAAATTAAAGCAAGTACCCCACTACCATCAAACGTAGATATTATTGATAATGTCTTTGTTGGTCAGACTAGTGGAATTAAAGTCCGTGTTGATGATAAACTTGCTGCGACTGCAACTGACCCCGAAACACTTTACGTCACTTATCTAGAAACACCTCAAGCGCAGGCTGGAGAAACAGCCCTTCGTGTAACTGCGAATGAAACCTTGTCGGGTACTATTGACGGCAGTACGTATACATTTGATGTACAACAAGAAAACAGTTCATCTAACCCTGCCACAGGACAAGGACTTTCATATCAGACTGGTGAAGGTTCATTCTTTGCTGTTGGTCGATTTGTATTCTCACCAAGACAAACAATCTATCTCTCCAAGTACGATCAGAACTATAGTGGTGAGATTGTTTTCAAAGTAACAGAAGATATTGTTACTTCTTCCGATGACGATGCTCTCTTTGATAACCAAGGGGCGACACCTAACAGATCATCGCCTGGCGCAGACAGATACAGAATTCGTCTAACACTATCTAAGTTGGAAGACCTAGACTCGGATGAGAACCATGTCCCATACTCTAAGATTGTGGACGGAAAAGAAGTCAACAAGGTAATATCTTCTGAAGGATTTAATGAAATCACTAACCACGTAGCAACACGTGTCCGTGAGATTCATGGTAACTTCATTAAAAAATATTTCAAGACAAGATTCTTACCTAATAACGATACGACTTTTAAATTGGAAATTGATCCTGGCCTTGCTTACATCGACGGTTTCCGAATCGAAAAAACCTCAACAACACCTATTGTTGTAAAGCGTGCACAAGAAACAACCACAATTGACAATCAAGGTATTCTTGCCGACTACGGAAACTTTTTCCTAGTATCAGATACCTTGGGTGCGAAGGGAATGTTGAACTTCGACCAATGTGAAGAAGTACAACTGTACAGAACTGCTGGTGGACAAAACTCTATTGGTACATGTAGGGTTCGTGCTATCTCAGAATTCCAGAACAATCAATATCGACTTCATGTGTTCGATGTGACGATTACTAATAACTCATACAGTTTGAGAAATGTGCGTTCCGTAGGTACAAGTACATCGAATTACTATAACATAGATTTTAGTAATAATACAACACTGCGTGAGACTAAGAAGAAAACTCTATTATTTGATTCTCCTATTCCTAGACCTAAGAATTTTAGTAGTGTTTCATTGTCCTCGCAAAGAAGGTTTAGTGGGACTGCGACATCTGGTGGTGAACTTACTATCACACTAACAACTTCAGGTGAAACCTTTGAGAATACAGGCGATTGGATTTTTGCATCTGCAGCCGATGGTTTCTTAGGTTCAGTGACAACAAGTTTAACAGGTGGCGCAACTTCTGCCACCCTTTCCGGTCTACCCTCCAGTACTGCGGTAGAAATTCTCGCATATGTCAAAAAAGGTCTTGCAAAAATTAGACCTAAAACCTTGACAGAAACCACAGTTAGTGGTAGACTAGATTCAGATGGTGACGGTGTTAAGTATCTTGCTCTTGGTAAGTCAGACATTTTCTCTCTGAACAGAGTCCGAATCAACGACTCCGATGGAAATAACATATTCACAGATTTTAAACTGGATACAGGTCATCGTGATACTCACTATGATGATGGTAAACTTATCTGGAAAGGTGTTGGCCAACCAAGCACAGACTCCGCTGGTGGTAATGGTACAACGATCTTCGCTAGATTCAAGTACTTCTCACATGGTACAGGCGACTTCTTTGCAATCAATTCCTATACAGGACAGGTTGACTACGTAGATGTCCCAGCACACAAAATGGAGAATGGACGTTTGGTATCTCTCCGTGACGTGTTGGACTTCCGTCCCGCTACTAACGGTTCGGGTTCCTTTACTGTTGTAAACGAACTCCCTCAACCTACAGACACGGTTGAGATGGATGCAGAATTCTATCTGCCTCGTAAAGACAAACTTGTGTTGTCAAATTTGGGTGAGTTGAGATACTTACAAGGTACTGCATCAATTACACCTACATTTCCCGACACACCTACAGACTGTATTGATCTGTACAAATATGAATTGAATCCGTTTACTCTTCATACAAAAGATATGAAAGCTCGTCTCCTTCCTTTGAAAGGATATACGATGGCGGACATCAACAAGATCGAAACCAAACTTGACAAAGTGGAAGAAATGGCTACTCTGTCTATGTTGGAACTAAAAACACAATCACTGAAAGCTTTGGACTCTGCGGGTGCAGATAGAACTAAGTCCGGTTTCTTTGTGGACAACTTTGCAAACCATGCTTTCTCAGATATTAGAAGCGTTGAATATCGTGCGACGATTGATCCCCAGAAGAAAATATTAAGACCGGGCAAGAAAGAAACAACAATCGACCTTAGATTTGATTCTGCAAATGCGGGTCAACTGAATGTTAAAAAGTCGGGGGATTTAATTACCCTAGACTATACAGTGGTTCCTTATCAACAACAGAATACTGCTTCTAGAACAGAAAACCTAAACCCATTCTTCATTGAAAAGATTGTGGGTTATGTTACTATGTCTCCTGCTTCCGATTACTGGAAAGAGACCGATGTTAGAGCCCCAGAAATTATCGATCAACCAACAGTTCTTGACACATCTAATGCTGTGAACTGGAACAACCATGAGTGGGATTGGGGTGGTGTATCTCTTGATGACTTGGAAGTTGGTGCTTCACAAGGTCAAGTAACTGGTACATCTACATCTCAAACAAGTAACACTCTTGAACCTGCGATCACTGGACAAAATACAACCGTAGACCAAACAGATTGGACTGTAACAGGTACAACCTCAGATACAACATCTTTGGGTACACAGACAGATATCGTCTCTCAAGAAACTCATGAAGAATTCACGAGTACCTTTGGTGGCGTAACAATTACCGACCCTGATCAAGTTGGTCTTATTGCTGACGTTTGGGCAGATGAGAATCCAATGACGGGTGGTGTGCGTGGCGGCCGCCGTGGTGGTGCTACTATTACTGTGGGTACAATAGATACAATTCAGACCACAACCACAGAAACACGTGAAACTACTGAGACTATTGATACTACAACTTTAGCTCAAACTACAACTACTACAACCGAGACTGAGTTCCAAACAGAAACACAGATCACAACGAATACTTCTACAACCACAACGGTTAATAGAATTTCGGGTGAACACACTGTGCGTGAAATTGTGGGTCAACGTGTATTCGATTTGATTTCCATCCCTTGGATGCGCTCTAGAAAAATATCATTCAAAGCTGATGGTCTTCGTCCATCTACAAGATACTTCCCATTCTTTGCTAATACTGATGTTAGTGCTTACTGTATTTCTACAGGAGTGTTTAAAAGACATTCGGATAGAGACCCAGAGACAAGAACGGCTGGTCTCACACCATCTGTAACACACAGTGAACAGACGCCTGCAAACGCAAATCTTATTTCTGATACAAGCGGAAATATTATGGGTGAGTTTGAAATACCAAACAACTCAGCAATGCGTTTCCCGACAGGTCAAAGAGAGTTTTTACTGTGTGATATCAGTGTCCCGAATAAAGATGATGCCTTGTCATTTGCTACTACACAATTCACTTCAACGGGTTTCATTGAACCTGTGCAAGATATTGTACATAGTACACGTATCTTAGAAGTTACTGGTAGTGCATCGACAAGACGGGACACAGATACTAGAAGTACATTTACAACAAGTACAGACGTGGCCGTTACTGAAGAAACTGCTACAGACGTTCAGACGGAAACTACCACAACTGAAACTGTTGTTGGAACAGAAACAAACTCTGAGATTATTGATTCTCAGGCAATCACTACTACGATTGGTGTATATTCTGACCCGCTTGCACAAACTTTTCAAGTTGGTTTAGATGATCCGAATGGTGTATTCGTTAAAAAAGTACGTGTGTTCTTTGCGACTAAGGATGATACAGGTCTTCCTGTAATGTGTCAGATTAGACCTACGGTAAATGGTGTACCTCATTCAACAGCTGTTGTTCCAGGCGGAGTAAAGATTGTTCAACAATCGCAAGTAACTGCCATTGAGGATACATACAGTAATCCTACAATCGAAGAGATGTTGGCCAATGGTACAGACTTTGAGTTTGATGAACCAATCTACTTGGCCCATTCACACGAGTATGCTATTGTTCTACAGTCAGCGTCTATGAAGTACAGAACGTACATTTCTCGTGTTGAAGATTTTGTACTTGGTTCTACAGAGAAACGTATCGCTGAACAACCAACTTTGGGGTCATTGTTTAAATCTCAAAACTCTCTGTTATGGGAACCTTCTCAGACAGAAGATTTGGCATATCAATTATTCAGATGTGACTTTAATACTTCTGGTAATGCTTTACTGGAAAATGTAAATGTTGATCCTACGGTATTGACCAAGAATCCATTTGCAGTACCTCAAGATTACGTTAATGCTGGTGGTAACAAAGCTAAGACTGTGACTGTTATTAATAGAGGTCATGGTTTACGTCAAGGTGATATCACAACTATTGCTGGTCTTGATTCTGCCACAAGATACAACGGTGTTCTTGGATCAAGTGTCATGGGTAATCGACAGGTTACTTCCGTAGATGGTACAGCGTATCAATTCCTTGCGGATTCTGCCTTTAACAAAGCAGGAAGATTCGGTGGTGGTAAGTGTAGTGGTAGTATGAACCCAACATTCGATTTGGTTTGGCCTACGGTTCAGACTATGAAAGTGCCTACTACGAATATCACCATGTCAGCGAAGTTCACTTCGAACTCTTCGTTGGTAGATAGTTCATCTGGTAGATTCATACAAGACAATACGTTCCAATTGATTCAGAATAAAAAGAACAATTACTTTAATGCACCAAAATGTATTATTAATCCGAATGAAGAGTCAACGGAACTGTCAACTTACAGTCATCCTAAATCTGCAATCATTCAGATGTCTATGACAACAACTGATAGTAAAGTATCTCCTGTTATTGATATGCAGTCTGCCGGTATGGCAATGATTGGTAACATGATCGATAAACAGGATTCTGCATCTACAGATGGATACAATGTGCCATTGACTTACTTCCCCGAAACTACAATTGCGGGTTCTAGTTTGGCAAAACACATAACACAAGAAGTGGTATTGGAAGAGACTGCAAAAGGCATCAAGGTAATACTTGCTGCAAACAAACCACCCGAAGCTAACTTCAAACTTTATTACAAGACTGGTGAAGCTGAAGATAGACTTAAAGCTAAAGTTTGGGTGTTAGCAACTCCGGACAATGTATTACCTTCTGACACGAACCCAAGTAAGTTCCGTGAATATCGATATACTATTGGTGGGTTTGGTGATGTCAACAACTTGAATGGTGCTGATCTTGCAGACTTCCGTAAATTTAAGTTGAAGATCGTCATGGAGTCAACTAACAGTGCTAAGGTTCCGATTATTCGTGACCTTAGAGCAATTGCATTGGCGATCTAATGGAGAAGTATATACCATTAGAAGGTTCAAATGATTTCGCACGTGCGGGAGAGTATGGGCCTGTTATCAATATAAATAAAGATGAGATTCAGGCAGCACGTGAACGAAAACGTCTCTGGAAAGAAGAACAGAAAAGGAAAGAATCTCTAGAAAAAGAAGTAGATACTCTTAAGAAAGAGATGTCAGATATTAAAGGGTTACTTTCGCAAATAGTAGAGAAATTATAAATGGCACGTCCAATTACAGCTTTAACAGATTCGTTTAAAATCTTCAGAGATAATGTTAATACTATCTCTAATAACGTAGGCGACCCTGATTTATTGACCACAACAACACGTGCGTCTCAAAGATCAGACTCATCTGACGTAGTAAGTGCATTAAACGAATTAGACTCAGACCTACATGGTGCAGGCGGCGGTGACGTTAAGAGTGATCTTAACTACCTTTCCTATGCAATCAACACAGTACGGGACAGTGGTCTTACAGGAGCCATTAATGCTATCGACGCATATATCGGTGGTGACTCTGACACACTGAATGTTGAAGCGAATACAATCAAGAATGCTATCAATGAGATCGAAGCAGTCTTTGATGCATCAACAAAGAAAATCAATAGTGCACCTAACTTCGTATTTGACGGTGGTGCTGACCTTGAGATTAACGTAGACGGTGGTGATGTTACCTTTAAAAAGGACTCAGACCAATACGCAAAACTTACTTTAGGAACAACAACTGTTCTTGACATGACCGTTGCGGGTCAGATCACAACTGGTGATTCTGCTGGTGGTAACTTTGAGATCGATGCTGGTGGAGACATTACTCTTGACGCAGACGGTAACCAAATCAGATTTAAGAACGGTGCGGGTGGAGACGAAGTAACTCACACTCTTAACGACGATGCCACATACGAAATCGACGCACCTTCTACTTACACCGTGGACGCAGGCGGGGATGTCATTCTCGACGCAGATGGTGGTAATGTTACATTCAAAGACGGTGGTACTACCGACTATAACTTTGCTACAGACGGTACAGTTTCTCGCACAGGGAACTTGACACTAGACATTTCTGGTGATATAGTACTCGACGCAGCCGGTGATAACATCACCTTTAAAGATGCGGGTTCAACAAGAGTAAATTACACTCTTGGTGCGACAACAACAGTTCAACATTCTGGTAACCTCACCGACTCGGTTGGTGGAAACCACATTGAAAATATCAATGGTAACCAGACAGTCACAGTAGATAGTGACTACACCTTAAATGCTGACTCTGCAACAGTAAACACTGAACGCAACTTTAAAGTAGATGCTGGTTTAAATATTATACTGGATGCAGATGGCGGTAATTTTATCATTCAGGCCGATGGTGTAGAAGATTATAGATTCAACACCAACGGTACAATCTCCAGAACCGGAGACTTTATTGTTGACGTAACTGGAGACATCACATTAGATGCAGACGGTGGTGATGTATACCTCAAAGACGGTGGAACCACAAACTATCAATTTGCTACAGACGGTACGGTATCACGTACAGGTAATCTTACAATTGATGTATCTGGTGACATTACACTGGATGCAGATGGTAATCAGATTCGATTCAAAAACGGAGCCGGTGCTGATGAGGTAACTCACACTCTTGCCGATAATGCTGGATACACAATCGCCGCACCTTCAGATTATGTTGTGGATGCGGTTGGGGATATTGTCCTTGATGCAGACGGTGGAGACGTATTGCTCAAGGACGGTGGTACAATCTACGGTTCTTTGACTGCGACAGGTTCTAACCTGATCGTCAAGTCTGGTACGACTACTGCACTGACATTCTCTGGTGCAAACTTAGTAACTAGTGGTACTGTAGAAACTGGTGGCAACCTAACAATGGGTGGCACAACCATTTCTAGAACTGGTGCCTTGACTATTGACGTATCATCTAATATCAGTCTTGATGCGGATGGTGGAAACATCTATCTGAAAGACGGTGGTACAACTTATGGTGCCCTTAAGAACAGTGGTGGTGACCTAGTAATTCGCAACAGAAGTGCGGATCACGTCACATTTGATTCAACTGCAAGTGCAACATTTGTTGGAAACGTTATACAGGGTACATCTCTAAACACAACATCCGGTCACTTGGGTGGTGCAATTAACGAAGTTCATGATGAACTTGATTCTGCTGTATCTTCACTACAGACAACCAAAGGGAGAGTAACTACCCTAGAATCTGAGATGGATTCTAATGAAGCACGTATTGGTGTTTCAGTACAATTCAACGTAGACAATCCTTATAGTTGGTCACATTCTACATCAAATAGAGCTGCAATTAACGATCTAGACTCAGCAGTCGGAACTCTGAGTAGTTTAGATGCGACTACATATCAAGGTAACTCAAGAAACAACGTAATACGTGCATTGAATGCCGTTGCGGGTGACTTGCAAGACTTACAAGATTCTGCTGGGACGCTAGACAGTAGAATAGGATCACTCTCTAATTTGGCTGCTTTCTTTGATAGTTCGGGTGCAACATCAAGTATAGTCAATGCGCTAAATCATATGGCAAGTAGAGTGGTGGATATATATGACGAGAATGGCACTCTCTTAAATACTTAACAAAGGACGGTGGAATGCCAATTGCGAAGAGTAAGCCGCTTAAACTCCAAAGTCCTGATCAAGGTGATTTAAAGAGGTTAAGCAGTACAGAAGAAAATTATCTATCTTATTTGGTGGGACAACACCTTATTGAGACAAATACTGATGTCGGTAATTTAACTTTATCTTCTAGTGGCAATCTTTTAACTGGTTCCTTTATTGATACCTATTTTAATGAAGCGGTAGGTACTCATCCGGCCTCATCTATCTCTTCAGCATCTACTACCACCAACCTTTATCAGATTCAAGGTACAGCGTCAGAAACAGATTCGGATTTTAGGAAACCAATAGCCTATTATAACCCACCTACCGATGGCCCGTCAAGCCTTTTAGAAGGTGTTCATGAAATGGCCGATTCGGATATGAATATATTTGTGGATCGACTAAATGCTCGAATCGCATTATCTGATTATCTGGGACAATTTAAGTTGGGTTCATCTTCGCCAGGCGCAGACTATGCTGTATTTACTTCGAATGTTTTTTCGGATACACAGACCGATGGAACTCAGGTAGATTATAACATATATCGTAGAGAAACGCAATCCTCTCCTACTAGTATATTGGATAGTGATGGTGCAGTCACCAAACTAATGTCGGTGAAAAGAAGTGGTGGTAAGACCGGAACATTCCAAGGTTTGACTCCGATGACTACAAGACAGATGAAAGTGTCTTTGGGTCAACGTGCAAAAACAAGAAGAGCTCCTTCTAATGCGATTGGTTCTTATCAATTGCGATCAAGTTCTCAAGGTCAACCAGCTACAGGTTCTTGGAGAGCAGTGGGTACTGCAACAAACACTAAAAAAGATTTGGTTGAAACTGCATACGCTAGAACTAGAGTATCAGCTTACTTGCGTACAAGTAGTAGAGCATACACACGAACTTCTACACGAACAAGTACTCGTGACTTTGCTGGTAACTACTTAGGCAACTATACCCGTACATTTACAGGTAACTATACTCGTACATTTATTGGTCAATACGTAGGTAACTTTATAGGTAACTATAACAGAACTAGAGTATCAGCTTATGGTCGTACAAGAAGTAGTAACTTCGCTGGCAACTTTACTGGTGATTACTCACGTGATTTCTTAGGAAACTACACTCGTAATTTCGAAGGCGGTTATGCTAGAAATTATGAGGGAGTGTACTCAAGAAGTTTTTCACGTAATTTCACAGGCGACTATTCTAGAAACTTTATAGGTGACTATTCCAGAAATTTTACGAGAACCTCAACGAGAACAAGTTCTCGTGATTATGCCGGTAACTTCGCTGGCAACTTTATAGGGGAATACCTAAGAACTCGTCCATCGAGCTATGTTGGGGACTATGTTGGCATTTATGTTGGTAACTTTGTTGGCAACTTTGCGGGTAACTTCTTAGGGGAATATACAAGAAATCGAACTGCTACTTCTACAAGAGAATCTATTGCCGGAACTTTCACCAGAAACAGACAATCAACCGCTAGTTATATAGCGCTTTACGCTTCGCCTGACGTTGATGGTGACGGTGTGCCTGTTGACTTTTACATGAGACAGCGCAACTCAACAGTTTATTATACTGGAGAGTATACCAATAGTCCAGCTTTTGTTGGTAACTATTCGAGAAACAGGGTTTCAACGAATATTCCTTTTTCTAGAACCCACTATTATTCCAGTGGAACCGACTACGATCCAGAAAATTATTTTAGGAATGTCAACTATCTTGGTGACAGAACCTATATTGGGGAATATATACGTACACGTGTTGTATCTTTTGCTGGTAACTTCGTTGGAGACTTTATAGGGGATTACGTAAGAACCTCAACGAGAACAAGAATCACTGATAGTACTAATAACTTTGTGGGTAACTATGCTGGCAACTATTCTAGAAACTTTATAGGTGACTACGCAAGAACCTCAACTAGAACATCAACCAGAACAAGTAATCGTGACTTTACTGGTAACTTCTTAGGCGAATATGCTCGTGCATACACACGCACACGAACCTCTAACTATACACGTGATCGATCTTCTGCTTACTCTAGAAGCTTTGCTGGTAACTATGCAAGAAACTTTTTTGGAGAATATGCTCGTGCATACACACGCACACGAACCTCTAATTACACTCGCACATCAAACAGAACTTCCACTAGAGATTACGGAGATTCTTTCTCTAGAGACTTTATAGGAGATTACACAAGAGATTCGACAGATACCTTCTCAAGAAATAGAGTATCTGCATATACAAGAGGAAGAGTTTCAGCTTATACGAGAGATTCAACCCGAACTCGTGTATCGAACTATGTTGGGGACTTCACAGGTAACTATTCTAGAAACTTTGTAGGTAACTACTCACGTGACTTTGTGGGTAATTACACAGGAACAACTATCGGTTCAGGATCATCTGTAATAGAAACTTATACCTTGTATGTTCGATATGCATAAATAGAAGAAGATTAACAGAATGTGTGAGATATAAATGTCTTCGAATGTACCACTAAAATTACAAGGAACCAACGGCGATCTTCAGGAGATGAATTCTACTGAAGAAAACTACCTTGCCTACGTGGTCGGTAAAGACGCCTTGGCTGCCAGTGCTGGTGGAACAAATCTAGTATCCGATATAACTCTTACCTCAACAGGTGGTACGAGTATCGGTTCTTTTGTAGATACGTTTAACAACCAAGCTGTTGGAACACACCCCGCATCCGCAATTACCTCTGGAAGTACTACAACAACCGTTTATCAGAAAGCTGGTACAGCGAGCGAGGGATCAGGTCTTCGTCCCGTTGGATATGCGGAAGATGGAAGTTCAGTACCAAGTCTTTATGAGATGCCTGACTCTGACATGACGATCCTTGCACGTAGAATCAATTCTCGTATTGCAACATCCGAATATCCTGGCTTATACAAATTAGGGTCTTCTTCGCCTGGCGCAGATTATACAACTCATATTTCTGGGGTCTTCAATGACACTCAGACGGACGGAACTACTGTACCATATAACATCTATCAAAGAAATGCCATGACAGCACCAACTACGGTGAGACCAATTGGTCTACGTAGTGATGGTGATATTCAAGAAATGTCTGATACAGACATCGTGAACACTGTTGGGTCATTTGTAAGAACATTGAGAGCAACCGCTGGTGAAGTCGGTTCTTACCAATTACGTTCCTCTTCACAAGGAGCTCCTACAGACTCCGGAACATGGGCATCTGTAGGCACCGCAACGGATACGAAAAAAGATACTGCGGATCAAGCTTATGCGAGAACACGTACATCCGCATATTCAAGAACAAGAAATTCAAGTTATACTAGATCACGTGGATCAACATTCTCTCGCATATCTACCAGAACTAGAACGTCAACCTATGCCGGAGATTATGTTGGTGATTACACCAGAGATTTCATAGGAAATTACAATAGGGACTTTGCTGGTAATTACGCTGGGGATTATGTTGGTAACTATAGTAGAACAAGGGTATCAACTTATAATCGTGACAGGGTAACTAACTTCGCTGGTAACTTCATAGGGAACTATAGTAGAACTAGGGTTTCAGCCTACACTCGTGATAGAGTAACAGACTTTGCTGGTAACTTTGTCGGTAACTATACCAGAACAAGAGTTTCAGCCTACACTCGTGATAGAGTAACAAACTTTACACGTAACAGGGTTTCTACCTATAATAGAACTAGAACTTCTACTTACGCAAGAACTAGAATCACGGACTACGTTGGTGACTTTGTAGGAAATTACTCTCGTAATAGAGTCTCTACCTATAACAGAACTCGTGTATCAAACTATGCTGGTGATTTCGTAGGTGACTATGCGAGAACATTTACTGGCAACTATTCAAGAAACTTTCTCGGAAACTACAGTAGAAACTTTGCGGGTAACTATGTGGGTGATTATGCACGTACATCAACCCGTACTTCTACTAGAACTCGTACATCTACATACACTCGTACTTCTACTAGAACCCGTACAAGTGCATATTCTCAAGCTTATACTAGAACTTCCACACGTACTAGAACTTCTACATTCAACCGTGACAGGGTAACCAACTTTGCGGGTAACTTTGTCGGAAACTACGCAGTAAACTTTGCGGGGGATTTTGTAGGTAACTACAACAGAACCTTCGTAGGTAACTACGCTGGTGACTTTACTGGTAACTATACCACGGTCTTTACCGGAGACTTTGTAGGTAACTACAGTAGAACCTTTGTTGGTAACTATGCCGGAGACTTTACTGGTAACTATACGACAGTCTTTACCGGAGACTTTGTAGGTAACTACGCAAGTACTTCTACACGTACAAGTACCAACACCGGAACTTATACACGTGTTAGAACGGCAACGGGAACATATACTCGTACTTCAACACGCACAAGTACTAATACCGGAACTTATACTCGTGCTCGTGCCGCCACAGGTACTTACACTCGTACTTCAACACGTACTAGAACGGCAACGGGAACATATACTCGTACTAGAACGGCATCGTCAACTCGTACCTCAACACGTAATAGAGTTGCGGCGGTCAACTATGCAAGAACGGTAATCTATTCTAGATGGTACATGGGTGGAACTGGATATGAACCAGAACCATATTTCAGATTCTTCTCTAGAACTGTAAACTATTCTAGAAACGTAACTTACACGGGTAACTTTACAGGCAACTTTGCTGGTAACTTTGCTGGTAACTATACTCGTACTCTGTACTACGCTGGTAACTTTACAGGTAACTATCAAAGAACCCTGTATTACACTGGTAACTATACTCGTACATTATATTATGCTGGTAACTTCGGTGGTAACTATACTAGAACTCTTTACTATACAGGTAACTATACTCGTACTCTGTACTATGCTGGTGATTTCGTAGGTAACTACGCACGTACGTATAACAAATTACACTGGTAACTTTACTCGTAACAGTACTAGAACTTCTACTCGTAATAGAGTTTCAGCTTACGCAAGAACTAGGGTCACAAATTACACTGGTAACTTTACCCGTAATAGCACTAGAACTTCNACTCGTAATAGAGTTTCAGCTTACGCAAGAACCTCAACACGTACCAGAAGTTCGGCCTATACTCGTGATAGAGTAACAGACTTTGCTGGTAACTTTGTAGGGAACTACGCACGTAACTTTGCTGGAGATTTTGTTGGTAACTACGTTGGTAACTACAACAGAGACTTCGCCGGCAACTTCTTGGGTAACTACGCACGTAACTTTGCCGGAGACTACGCTGGTAACTATGTAGGAGAATACACAAGGACTTCTACAAGAACTCGTGTATCGGCTTACTCAAGAACTCGTGTTTCTACATACACCCGTGGTAGAGTTTCCACATACGCAAGAACTTCTACACGAACAAGTACTCGTGACTTTGTGGGTAACTATAGTAGAACGTTTGTGGGAGAGTACACAAGAAATAGTCTGAATACATTCACAGGGGACTTTGTAGGTAACTACTCACGTGACTTTGTGGGTAACTATAGTAGAACGTTTGTTGGAGATTACTTGGGTAACTTCATAGGCAACTATACTCGTGACTTCTTAGGTGAATATATAAGAGACAGAGTAACAAACTTTGCTGGAAATTTCGTAGGTAATTACTCACGTGATTTCGTTGGGGAGTACTCAAGAGATAGAGTAACAGACTTTGCTGGTAACTTTGTCGGTAACTACTCACGGGATTTCTTAGGTGAGTATGCAAGAACTTCTACTAGAGTATCGACACGTACTAGAACTTCGGCTTTCAGTAGAACCAGAAATTCTTCATATACACGAACCAGCACTAGAACAAGTACTCGTGACTTCGCTGGAGATTACATAGGGAACTATTCTACTGGATTTACTGGAGATTACACACGTGATTTCGTAGGTAACTATCAAAGGGATTTCGTAGGTAACTACATTGGATTAACAATCCAAAGTGGGTCGAGTACAATACAAACATATACATTATATGTAAGAACAGCTTGACAACTGATCTATTATAATGTATCATAAGGTTTGACCTATATACCATAATAGATCATTTATATTAGGAGACTGAAATGAGTCATAGAAAATGGATGGATAATGCCTTCTGGGAAACAGATGAGAAAGATATGCTCAACTGTATTCTGGAGATTGAAGATGATGTGGGTAGAGTTACCCGTCAAGTCATGAAACTTCGTAAAGTTGATGAAGAAGGGAACGACAATCCCGACTATGTTGAAGTTGTGGAATTCCTTGGTGATGAATTAATTACCGCAAACACCGATGAACGGAATGAACGCAAGAAGCGGGAAAACGAAGAAAACAAACAGCGTGAACTAGAACACGCAAAAGCTCGTAAACTAGAACAACTCTTCAACTATAAGTTAGAAGCATTTGAGATTGAGGATATCAAGAACTCTAAGAATCGTCAACTCAAGTCTAAACTTCGACGTGCAAAGAATCGTGTTGAGGTTGACTTGTATGCAATCATGATTGTGATGGAAGAACTTAAGAAGAGAGAAGAGGATGAAGCTACAGCCGAGTAAAGGGTATGTAATTGTAGCATCTAATAAAATCAACTTTTATAGATATGCGATAAATCTATCCGAATCAATTCTAGACTACCACGAAGATGCCAAGATAACTCTTGTATGTGAAGAGTGGATGTTTGAAGAAATTCATCGTGATCTCTTTGATCAAGTAATCTGGTGTAACAATCACTATCGTGCAAAACTTTGGGGTATGGCCAAGTCTCCTTATGACCTAACCTTTTACATCGATGCGGATATGGAATGTGAACACGAAGATATCGCAAATGTCTTTGATGAGATTGGTGATAATGAGGTTATGTTTACTGCATTGACAGATGATCGTGAATATGTTTATGCGGAACGTAGGTTTGATAGTCCAGAAGGAAAACAAATCTTTGATCTCTGCGGTGGTGTCTGTCTTTATGATATGCGTATACCCATTGTCCGTGAATTCATGAATGATTGGTGGGAACTTACACGCAAACAGATGGATCGTGAATGGTGGCCTGAAGGATATATTGAAAGTCTCCGATCATGGGATCAGTTTTCTTTATGGTGGTTGGTGAACAAAGACCCCAAGTATAAAGAACTAAAGGTCGGTGTCTTTGATAATGATCTTAGGTGGAACTATTACAACGCATTGAATCCTGCCAGAACTCCCTATCCGGAAGGTGGTATTGTTCTTAGACATTATTCATGTGGTCTTGATAAAGACGGATATATTATATGACAGAGATTATTAGAAACATCCCCATAGAGAATGAAGACATACTTGAAATTCTTAACAAGTATATTGAGATATCTAATATCGATGGTTTTGAAGATACCGTACACTTACAATGTGAAGACCACAACAAAGAGGCCTCACAAAGAGATAAGTGGGTTGGTGATGACTACCTAAAACATCTAATTCAAGTAGAAGGGGATAGACACGAAGGGTTCCCAGATCACTTTTTGGCAAGAAACTTTAAACCTTCTGATCCGAAAGAAATGGGTAATAGTTTTAAATCTCGTTCTGATTACAAGACTAGAAAGATTATTACCGATTCCATATACGCAGTCAATGAAGAGATTCAACTTTTTTTAGGAACAAGAAATAACGCATTGTGTGCCTTTTATCCGCCAGGCGGATTCATCTCATGGCACAACAATTGGAATGCTCCCGGCTATAATCTAATATTCTCTTGGTCAGAGACCGGAGATGGTTGGTTCAAGTATCTAGACCCGAAGACCAAAAAGATCGTAACTATGCAAGACGAACCCGGCTGGCAGTTAAAAGCTGGTTACTTTGGTCATCACGGTGAACCAGATAAGATATGCTATCACGCAGCCTCTACAGACTGTAATCGTATTACAGTATCCTTCATATTCAGTCATAATGATATGTCTCTCAATTTACAGGACGAAGTAATCGCTGAAATTGCGGGAGAATAGTAATTTTTCAGTTCCTTGTTTATATAAATAAAACAAGAAAGTATTCACTTAACTGGGACTGGGAATGGCGACATACGAAGAAATCATTATCGACCAAGGCGCAGACGTTTCAATTGAATTGGAACTGGTGGAAACCGATGGGTCTAAGAAAGACTTGACCGGATATACCTGTTACGCCAAAATGAAAAGAAATTATAACTCGACTGCGGACAGCGATGTCGTAGATTTCACTACGATTGTTGGTGATCCGGCAACAGACGGGATAATTACTATGTCTCTAACAAACACCCAAACCGATGCATTGAATACTCGTGGTAGATACGTTTATGACGTTGAAATCCAATTCCAAGACTCAGATAGTAATACTGTCATTGAAAGGGTATTGGAAGGAAAAATTAAAGTATCACCTTCAGTAACAAGGTAAAATTGCATGGCCATTAGGGTACGTTCTGACGGGACAACTACTACAGTAGATAACGTTTCCGCAAAAGGGATAACAATCGTAAAGAAAGTGACGGTTGGCCGTCCTGTACGTAAAGTTAATGCTGCTGTTGTTAGTATTAACAATCTTGCGGGTGTGAATACATCTAATGTTCAAGATCAACATATTTTAATTTACAATGCGGATGACAATGAATGGCAAACCTCAGCTCAGACTGCTGATGCTGATATTAATTCTTTGACTGGAGTTAATACTTCAAGCAAGGTAAATGGTTCCGTCTTAGTTTATAATTCTTCAACTTCATTATTTGAAACTACCACAGAATTAACAGAACAAACAATAAACGGAGGCCAGTACTAATGGCATCAATAATTAGAATAAAACGAAGTGGGACTTCGGGCAATCCCACCACGCTTGCTCAAGGTGAGTTAGCGTATTCGTATTTCAATGGTGCCGGTGGTAATCGACTATATGTCGGTACTGGTACGGAGACAGCTGGCGATGCTGCTAACCATGAAGTTATCGGTGGTAAGTACTATGTCGATCTTCTGGGAGGAACCGGAAACGCCCCATTCGGTGTCCTTACAGCAAACACAGCATTAATTGCAGATTCAAATTCTAAACTAGACCACCTTATTGTAGACAATATTGACTTTAATGGCAATAATATTTCTACAACTACAGGCAATCTTGTTCTCGCACCAACATCTCATATTGACGTAAATGGTAATAGATTAATCAATCTTATTGCTCCCGTCGATGATAGTGATGCGGCGAACAAAGCTTATGTAGACGCTCAGATAGCTAACGTTAGTTTTTCTATCGCAGATGATCAATCAGATTCAGACACATTCTCATCTGTATCAGGCGTACTAACCTTTGCGGGTGGAACTGGTCTTACTTCAAATGTAACAAACGACACTATAACATATTCTGTTGATGCAACAGGTGTAACAACTGGAACTTACGGGTCGCAAACTGCAATCCCAGTATTCACAGTAAACGCACAAGGTCAACTAGACAGTGCTGGAACAGTACCCGTTGCAACTAATCTTACAATCAATGGAGATGCGATAAGTCTTCTTGATTCAGATGTAACATTAGCGGTCAGTGGTAACTTAACCCTAACACAAGATTCTTCTACCAACTCATTCACATATGGATTGGTAGACGCATCTACTTCAGCAAAAGGTGCCGCTCAGTTTGATGCGAATGACTTTGGTGTTGCATCTGGTGTAGTAACTCTTGATGATAATGTTATCAAGACTGTTACAACAGACACCGGAACTGTTGACCCTAGTGGTCATGGTATTAACTTATTGGGTACAGCTAACAGAGGAATTTCTTTCTCTGCTTCTACAGATACAATTACCGCAACAATTGAGAATGCTGATTCAAATCAGAAGGGTGTGGCTCAGTTTGATAATACCGACTTCGTTGCCTCAAACGGTAATGTTAGTTTAGCGGATGTAGTTCTCAAGGGAGTAACTACAGACGATGGTGCTGTAACACCTTCAGGTCATTCTGTTTCTCTTCTTGGTGGTGAGGGCATTGATGTAAATCACACAGGTGCTGTCATTACTGTTAAAGGTGAAGACGCATCTACCAGCAACAAGGGTGTCGCATCATTCAATAGTGCAGACTTTGATGTTACTAGTGGTGATGTCACCATTAAAGCCAATGCGGTTGCCAATGGACAATTAACTAACAGTACAGTAAAATTTGGTAGTACCACAGTATCTCTAGGAGATTCTTCTAGTACTATCGCTGGTCTTACTCAGGTAGACGTAGGTAACTTAAGATTAACCGGAAACACTCTCAGTAATACAGATACAAATGGAATTCTGTATATTGATCCAAATCCTACCGGAGATTCTGGTAACCTTTATATCCTTGGCAACTTAACCGTCCAAGGCACTACAACGACCATCAACTCAACTGAGTTGTCAATTAACGATTTAAACATTGTCCTCGCAGATAGTGCCACCAACGCAGCTGAGGCTGATGGTGCGGGTCTTACTGTAAACGGTGCAAACGCAACGTTCTCGTATTCCGCAACTGGTGACAAGTGGACAATGAACAAACCGCTCGATGTAACGGGCGCAATAACATCTTCAGCAAATGTAGAAGCTGGTTCTTTAACTATCAACGGTGTCGCATTCGAACAGTTAGTTGATAGTGAAGTTGCAAACCTTCTGACCGCTGGAGAAGCTATAGATTTAACCTATACAGACGGCACAAATGAATTACTCATCGCAGCAGAACTTGCTACAAAGAGTAATCCAGGCGTAGCTTCCTTCGACTCTGATCAATTTACTGTAACAACTGGTGCAGTAACTATTCATCAAATGGACGGAGGTACTTACTAAAAGTAAGTTTCCCTTATATAAGGGTTGTGTAATTCCAATATTGGACTTGGGGATGACAAATGTCAACAACAACATTTCGGCTTAAACGTAGTTCTGTAGCCGGAAAGATACCGACTATTGGCCAACTTGATCTTGGTGAAGTTGCGATCAACACTTACGATGGACTTATGTTCATCAAGAAAAGTGTTAATGGTACTGAATCAATTGTTAAGATTGGTGAACAGAGTGGTGCTTCTTATGAGGAATTTTATTTCTCAGCAGACAGCAACCAGACGGTATTTACCGGAGCAGATTTAGATAGCGACACTCTAGGGTATACCCCTAGTCTTGTTAATGTCTATTTGAACGGAGTACTTTTAGACTCCGCAAATGACTTCGTGTCAAATGACGGGACTACAATCACATTAAACACTGGAGCAAATTCCGGTGACATCCTTCAGGTTCAAAGTTTTACACAAGGTCTTCAAATTGCAGAATACAACTATACTGCAACGGCAGCACAGACCACGTTTATTGGACTAGATGACAATAACCGTACTTTAAGATATGCTACAGAAAAAGTAGAGGTATATCTTAACGGTGTTATCCTAGACCCCAAGGTTGACTATACTGCAACGAGTGGTACGTCAATTGTACTTACGATACCGGCGGCTGTAAACGATCTACTACAGATTGTCGCACTTCCAGACTTCTTAAGTACAAGTCAATCATATAAAGATTATCATTATTCCTTTGCGGGTAATGGTGGAGTCACTACTATAACAGGTAATGACTCAGATGGCAACACTTTAGATTATAAAGTTGGTGCACTCAAAGTGTTTAACAATGGTATTTTGATGAGTCCAGATACGGACTATAGTGCCATTGACGGTGCGAATGTAAACTTTACAACTGCACTGGACTCTTCCGACAAGGTAGAGATTCAGGCCTTTGAACAATCTTCACAACGTCCTTCGTATGAAGATATAAAGGTAACGGCGGGTATTTACATTGGCGGTACTTCTAGTGATTATCTCATCAAGGAGTACAAACAGAAACAACAATTTACTCCTGTTGTTGTTGGGTCAACCTCAGCAGGGTCGGGGAACTATAGTTCTCAGATTGGGTTCTATACTAGAATGGGTAACATGATTACCTTTTCTTTACAATTGGTATGGAGTACACACACAGGAACGGGTAATTTGAGAGTATCTGGATTGCCTTTTGCGTCCATGAATGAGACTGGATTGGAATATGTTTTCCCAGCATCAACAAATGGACAACTAACTTATACCGATTATGATACTTTATTAACAAGATTGGAGAAAAATTCAACAACACTATTGGTTCAAACCGAAGACGGAGCAGGAAATTATGCTAACGTTGGAATGAGTAACAATGGATCGGGAAGAATTCTTGTAACAGGTACATACTTCATAGATTAAAACTTATAAATAAGAGAGAACATGCTTAGCATGAAACGAGGAATAAAAGGGAACGTCTAATGGCACAATCAAAAGCTAGATTTCTGTCAAGTCTGTTGACAACATCTGGTTTCGTAAAAGGCGACAGATCACAACTTGCCGGTTCTGACGGTAGTATCGATTCAGCATCGTTACCCGTCATCGCAAATGCAATGTTGGCTCACAGTGGAATCACCATAAATGATTTGACTGTTGCGCTAGGTGATAGTCAAGACCTTACGACAACCAATATCGCTGAAGGTACGAGGCAGTATTATACCACTGCACGTGTTGATTCGGATGTCACACGTCAAGACCTCAACATGGGCGGAAACAGAGTTCTATTTGCTAACGTGTATAGTACAGAAGGCGACCTACCAAGTGCTTCAACTTATCATGGTATGTTCGCACACGTACACGGAACAGGCAAAGGTTACTTTGCACATGGTGGTGCATGGCACAAACTATTAGACGAATCATCCTCAACTACTACAGATTTAACAGAAGGCATAAACAAATACTTTACCGAAGCACGTGCCAGAGCTTCAATGGTTCAAGGTACAGGTCTTACTTATGATAGTGCTAGTGGTACTATTTCTATAACAAATACTGGGGTAACAGCCGGTACATATGGCAGTGCGTCTCTCGTTCCCGTATTCACTGTCAATGCACAAGGACAAATCGATAGTGTTGGTACAGTAAGTGTAGCTGGTGTTTCAAGCATCAACTTCGATTCTTCCAACGGTAACTTTACAATCAATACTGCTGATGGTCAAACATTCCTCGACACAATCACGCTAGACCCGTATACTACCAGCGACTTATCTGAAGGGTCAAATCAGTATTATACAAACACAAGAGCTGATGCTAGAATCGCATTACAAGTTGGTGCTAATTTAGACTTAAGTCAAAAATCTACATCTGATTTATCTGAAGGGTCAAATCAGTATTACACTGACGCTAGAGCAAGAGCTGCTGTATCAGGTAACAAGGGTCTCAGTTATGATACTGGTTCTGGTGAGTTTAATATCGACTCAGAAAATGTACGCAGAATGTTTAGTGCAACAGGTGATTTATCTTACGATTCTTCTACTGGTATATTCTCATTTGATGTTGAAAGCGTTTACACCAAAGCAAACTTCGATTCCGACTTTAACGTTGCGATGGACTCAGGTTCAACCGACGATCTGAGTGAAGGATCATCCAACCTCTATTACACAGATACACGTGCACGTAATGCCATTGGTCTTCATGATCAGGGTGGTGACGGGTCTCTGACATATGACTCTGCCGCCGGTAGGTTCTCATACACAGGGCCTTCTGCTGCAGAAACAAGAGCACACTTTAGTGGTAGCACTGGTATAACCTTGAATAGTGGTGCGATTAGCATTACTAATTCTGGGGTCAGTGCGGGAACATTCGGTTCTGCTACACAAGTACCACAGTTCTCAGTAAATGCACAGGGTCAAATTGACTCTGCAAAGAACATTACTATTGCGGGTGTTACAGGGGTTGACTTTGATAGTTCAAACGGAACTATTACTGTACAAACAACAGGTGGTAACTTCACGGATGTGATTACCCTTGATCCATTCACTACTGCGAATTTGACCGAGAATACTAATCTCTACTACACTGACGCAAGAGCAAGAGCATCTGTTTCCGNAAACGATGCTGGTGGTGATGGAAGTCTATCGTACAATAACTCTACGGGTGTACTGACATACACTGGCCCAAGTGCAGCTGAAGTAAGAGCACACTTAACTGCAAACAAAGGACTATCAGTATCAAACGGTGAGTTTAATATTGACTCTGCAAATGTCAAGGGAATGTTTAGTGCGGGTGGCGACCTATCATATTCGAATGGCGTATTCTCTTACACTGATTCCGATAGAACTGCGTCACAGATTAAAGGTCTGTTTAGTGGTGGTACTGGTGTAACGTATAATGACGGTGCAATCAGTATTGGTCAAGCAGTAGGAACTTCTGACAACGTACAGTTCGCAGATGTTGATGCGAGTGGTAACGTAGTAATCACAGGAAATCTGACGGTCAACGGTGCAACTGTAACTAACAGTGCAACCAATACAACAATCGAAGATGCATTGATCGAACTGGGATCAGGCAACTCAGGTGCAAACGCTAATGACCTTGGTCTTATCCTTGAAAGAGGATCGACTGGTAACAATGTGTTCATGGGTTGGGATGAGAGTATAGACAGAGTAGTATTTGCAACCACAACTGCTACAGGTGCATCAACTGGTGACTTGTCACTTACAGATGCGAATGTACAGGCAGCAAACTTCTACGGTAATTTAACTGGTGCGGTAACAGGTAACGCTGACACTGCAACGGCTCTCGCCACTGGACGTAACTTCTCACTCACAGGTGATGTGACTGCAAGTGCCGTTTCTTTTGATGGAACAGGTGCAGTCGCATTAACAACTGTAATTGACAGTGATGGTATCAATCATCTCAAGACGGATGATCTACCAGAAGGGTCTAGTAACCTCTATCATACCACTGCACGTGCAAGAGGTGCCATATCGGTAAATGATGCGGGTGGAGATGGAAGTGCATCATACAATAGTTCAACAGGTGTTATTACCTATACAGGGCCGAGTGCATCTGAGGTAAGAGCACACTTTAGTGCATCTTCTGGTATTGATTACAATAGTGGAACAGGTGCAATAACAGCAGATCAGGGTGAAATCAGAGGATTCTTATCAGCATCTGGTGATCTATCATACGATAACTCAACAGGTGAATTCTCATTCAGTGAAACATACTCAAGTGCTGCTGAACTCTTAACTGCGATTAAGACAGTGGACGGAGCAACTTCAGGATTGGATGCCGACTTACTTGACGGACAACACGGAGCTTACTATAGAATCAACGTATACGATGCTAGTGGAACACTACAAAACTAATAGGACAGTATAATGGCAATACCAAATAGTAGAGATGAGTTCACCGATTGGTGCCTACGTAGGTTAGGAGCTCCTGTAGTTGAAATTAATGTAGATGACGAACAACTTGAAGACAACGTTGATGAAGCAATTCAATGGTTCCGTGAACATCATCCGGATGGAACTCGACGCCTTTATATAAGTCACGCTGTAACTCAAGATGATATCAACAATGGATTTATTGATCTTCATGAAGAAGCTCCTCGTATCCAGACCGTTGTTAGGATGTTTCCTGTAAACACGGTGTCACAGACAACCAACTTTTTTGATGTAAAATATCAAATGATGTTGAATGATATTACTGACCTAAATAATTTTGCGGGTGACATAGCATACTACGAACAGATGCAACAACATTTATCTTTGTTGGACATGAAGTTGAATGGTCAACCAGAAATTACTTTCGATAGACAGGAAGGTAGACTTCACTTTTTCCTGAATAATGAAAAATTAAGTGTGGGAGATTATATCGTTATTGAAGGATATGGATTCAAAGAACCAGCAACAAACTCAACGACAACAACATCAAATCATTCTCTTTGGAATCACGCTTTCCTTAAAGAATATACTGTATGTTTGATTAAAAAACAATGGGGTATCAACCTCTTAAAATTCGAAGGAATGCAACTGCCCGGCGGAGTGACGATCAGTGGGAGACAAATCTATGAAGATGCTCTCAATGACATGGAAAGATTAATGCAAAAGTTTAGGGAAGAAGAGGATGTGGGCCCTGTCTTCTTCATAGGGTGATAAGACGTGGCAACAAATCCTTATATCAGTCAAACAGTCAGATCGGAACAGAACCTTTATGAAGACATCGTAATTGAGTCTTTAAAGTTCTACGGTCAGGACGTTTACTACATACCAAGAGAAATAGTCAACAAGGATAAAGTATTCCTTGATGATGTACCCTCACGTTTCTCTGACGCCTACAAGATAGAGATGTACATTGAGAACACCGAAGGGTTCGAAGGTGAGGGTGATCTGTTCACAAAATTTGGTATTGAACTAAGAGATCAAGCAACATTCGTTGTCGCACGTAGACGTTGGAAACAACTTATCGGTAACTACTTAGATTCAAACAAGTTTAGACCAAGAGAAGGTGATGTCATTTATCTACCCCTCTCTAAGTCTATCTTTCAAATCAATAAAGTAGAAACTGAGACACCATTCTATCAGTTAAGTAATCTACCTACGTTCAGACTACAAGCTGAATTGTTCGAATACAGCGATGAAGATTTTGATACTGGTATTGACACCATAGACGATATAGAATACGAAGGTGCNTTCCAGTATAAACTTACTATGAGAACAAGNGACAGTTTTGGTAGTTTACCTTCTGGTAGTTCAACAATCAACCAAAACGGCGGTGTGGACACCATATCTCTGTCTACAGCTGGTCGTGGTTATACAACTGCGCCAACGGTAACCTTCCCACAACCCGATTCAGGCGACATATCTAAATTTGGTATGAATAGTATCAACATGTCACGGGCTCAGGGATTAGAAGAATCTTTCTTGTTCCCATCAAATAACGGTGTGGTAGACATGTTTATTCGTGTTAGTGAATATCCAACGGCTGGAGAATTCTCTTCTATACTGCTACATGGTGGTGATAGTGCTGGTAATCAAATTATGTGGGGTATAAACTCATCTGGTGCATTAGTATATCAAAGAGGAAGTGGAATGGCAACCCCTAGAGTTGCAAGTACTTCTACTCTTACTCGTGGTTCATTTGAACATGTTGCGTTTGCTTTAGATTCGGGTGATGTTCATGTGTGGGTAAATGGTACAAAGGAACTAGACTCTGCTGTAGGTTATACTGATACATTTGCAACGTCTTCAGGATTCTCATTGGGTGCATCCTCTAGTAGAACCTTTGGTAGTACAGACTGGAGAGTTACTGCGGGTAACTTAGATGAGATTCATTTCCGAGCTGGTAGTGTAAGTACTCTAGTCGGAGACTCAGACTTCACAGTACCAACCTCAGCAAATGATAGTGGTTCTAATACAATAAAACTAGAACATGCGGATGGAACACCAGCAACTGCTACTGCTACTATTGATNCAACAACAGGTAGTGTAACTGGATTAACATTACTTACGTCAGGATTCTTGTATTCAGAAGCACCATCTCCAATATTCTCTGCCCCAGATTCGGGTGGTAACTTTATTATTGGTGAAGTAGTATCTCAAGTAAACTCTACATATACTATGAAGGGTGAAGTTACAGACTGGAGTGACTCTGATAGAGTTCTTCAATTGGCTCACTGTGGTTCTACAGACGGAGAATATAGACAGTTCAACGTTAATCGTCCCATATCAGGTGCGAATGCAAGTTGGGTTCCTAGTCTGGTAGAAGAATTACAAGAGATTCAACAGGAATCTCAGAACACAATATTTGATGATTTTGAGGGTGACTTCCTAGACTTCTCCGAATCTAATCCCTTTGGAGACATGGAATAATGTTTGGAACACATTTTTATCACAAGAGAGTTAGAACAGCGGTATCCGTATTCGGATCGTTGTTTAACAACTTGCACGTCCTCAGAGCAAACTCATCCGGTGAGATTATCTCTCAGGTAAAGGTGCCTCTATCTTATGCGCCTAAGAGAAACTTTATTCAAAGACTGGCAGAGATGTCAAAGGGAGAGGAAGCAGAACGTAAAGTTGCGATGAAACTCCCTCGTATGTCATTTGAGATTACTCAGATGGCCTATGACCCAGCAAGACAATTACCTAAAGTAAACCGTGTTCAAAGCGAATTTGAAAATGACATTACTAAAAGGTACAAAATGTTTACGTCTGTACCTTATGACGTATCATTTCAATTAAGTATTTACGCAAAGTCTCAGGACGATGCGTTACAAGTGGTAGAACAAATCATACCATATTTCGCACCACAATATACGGTGACGATAAAACCATTCTCTGATTTCCCAGACATCAAAGAAGATGTGCCTGTGGTACTTGAAGGAGTTTCTTTTGAAGATACTTTTGAGGGTGCACTAGAACAGAGAAGAACCATTGTGTATAATCTTGATTTCACAATGAAAATTGCATTCTATGGGCCTAATGTTGAACAAGGCATTATACGTGAAGTTAACAATAATCTATATATTATGGGAGACAGTGATACGTTCTATACGAACATAAACATAACTCCAACGCCTGTAGGAGTGAGTCCCGACAGCGACTATGGATTCTTGATTCAATATTTGGATAGCAGTGCATGACAAAACGTAATGATAATGTAGATAATGATTACCAATACTCAAGAGAGACATACTACGATCTACTAGAAAAGGGTAGAGAGAGTATGGAACTCATGATTGAGGTAGCACGTGAAAGCGAACATCCTCGTGCGTTTGAAGTATTGTCTGGTATGATGAAAAACATGGCAGACATCAACGACAAACTCATGGCTCTGAACAAACAAAAGAAAGACATAGATCGTGAAGACGATCCCAAGAGACTTGGTAACACAACGAATAACAATTTATTCCTTGGATCAACAGCTGACTTACAACGACTTCTACAGAATGAAAAAAAGGTGATCGACGTTGAACCCCCTCCTAAATAAAGAATCCTATCTTGGTAACCCTAACGTAAAGAAAGACGGGGTTAATGAAGAATGGGATGAAACAAAAATTAAAGAGTATGCGAAGTGTATGAACGACCCCGCATACTTTGCTCGCACCTATGTGAAGATTATATCATTGGATCGGGGTCTTGTCAACTTTGACTTGTATCCATACCAAGAAAAGATGTTTGAACATTTCAATGATAATAGATTCTCTATTGTTCTTGCATGTAGACAGAGTGGTAAATCAATATCCAGTGTGGTGTATCTTTTATGGTATGCCATCTTTCATCCAGAAAAGACGATTGCAGTCCTCGCCAATAAGGGTGCAACCGCAAGGGAGATGTTAGGACGTGTTACTCTTGCTCTCGAAAACCTACCGTTCTTTTTGCAACCGGGCTGCAAAGCACTCAACAAAGGTAGTATCGAATTTTCCAACAATAGTCGCATTATTGCTGCTGCCACTAGCGGTAGTTCTATTCGTGGTATGTCTGTCAACTTACTGTTTCTTGATGAGTTTGCTTTCGTTGAACGTGCTAATGAATTCTATACTTCTACCTACCCTGTTGTCTCTGCTGGTAAAGACACGAAAGTTATTATCACGTCAACAGCCAACGGCATAGGAAATACTTTTCACAAGGTTTGGGAAGGTGCAGTTCAAGGAATCAATGAGTACAAGTCTTTCCAAGTAGATTGGTGGGACGTGCCTGGCCGTGATGAGAAGTGGAAGGAACAGACGGTTTCCAACACATCACAGTTACAGTTCGACCAAGAATTCGGTAACACCTTTTTTGGAACCGGCGATACCCTAATCAATGCAGAGACTTTACTCTCATTGAGGTCGAAACCACCGAAGGAATTCCTTGAGGGTGGCGATCTAATTGTATATGACCATCCAATTAAAGATCATGATTATATCTTCACTGTGGACGTATCAAAAGGAAGAGGTCAGGATTATTCTACCTTTACGGTTATCGATATTGCAGTCCAACCTTTCAAACAAGTTGCGGTGTATCGCTGTAATACTATATCTCCAATACTCTTTCCAAATATTATCTATAAGTATGCGAAGCTCTACAATGACGCATATGTGGTCGTAGAGGCAAATGATCAGGGTGGTGTGGTGTGTAATGGATTATATCACGATTTAGAATACGAACACTTACATGTGACCTCTTCAGTAAAGGCATCCGGACTTGGTATTGAAATGAACCGCAAGGTCAAAAGACTTGGATGTTCTAGTATAAAGGATATTCTTGAGAATGGCAAGCTTGAAATTGTAGATGAGAATACAATCTTAGAGGTTTCTACATTTACCGCAAGAGGACAGTCCTACGAGGCCTCAGACGGTAACCACGATGATCTAATGATGAATCTCGTGATGTTTGGATATTTTGCATCAACACAATTCTTTGGGGACATGACGGATATAAACCTTAAACAAATGTTATTTGATGAAAGAATGCAGTCAATTGCAAATGATGTACCCGCATTTGGGTTTATTGATGATGGTAGTGACGCTATCGCAGCCATTGAAGCTGAAGAGAGTAACCCCGCAAATGAATGGCAGGTATGGCGTCAAGATGATTGGTAAGAACTTCAAAATTATAAATAATAGTAATTGAGAAAACACCGTATTATGAACTCACTTATAATTTGTAAACGAAAAGGATAACAGTTATGGCATTACTATCACCGTCTCTGTCTCCAGCAATTACGATCAAGGAAATCGATCTTTCGGGTGTAGCGCCCAATGTATCGACTTCTGTAGGCGCATTTGTTGGGAACTTTCGTTGGGGGCCTGTAAACTCGCAAACACTAGTGGCAGACGAATCTGGACTGGTGAGAGCGTTCGCAGCGCCTAACGAAGATAATGCTGTGGATTTCCATAGCGCATCGTACTTCTTGAAGTACACAAACAGTCTCTACATTGTTCGTGGTAACAATGGAGGCGTTAACGCACACAGTGCTGTTACAAAACTAACCGGCGACTCAGCAGTCGTTGAAAACCTTGAAGATTGGGAAACTAACGTTTCTTCATCTGTAAAAAAAGGAACACTAAAGTTCGGTTCTTTCATTGCAAAATATCCAGGCTCACTGGGTAATGCATTGACAGTATCTTTCTGTCCTTCCGCTGATTCAGATGGTGCAGATTACTTCAGCTCTTGGTCTTACAAGGGTTCGTTTGATCGCAAACCGACTACTTCTGCTTATGCAACCACAAATGGTGCATTAAATGACGAAGTTCACGTAGCGGTTATTGACCGAACTGGGTCAATCAGTGGAACGCCAGGCTCAGTGTTGGAAACATTCCCTCATCTGTCTGTTGCTAAAGGTGCTGTGACACCGGATGGTTCTCCGAACTATATTTCCGATGTACTCAACACACAATCCGAATATGTATGGAACAACACTTTTGCAGATGACTCTGCATTTGGAGCGTTGTATAATGCTATAGGGCAAAACTGGGGTAAAACTCCTTCAGTGGACAGCGCAGTAGATTACTCTACAGGTTCTTCTGCATGGGATGATTCTGCATCCTTGATCAAGCTGGGTGGTGGAGCGGACGGGGAAGACTTGACTAATTCAAATATCATGGTAGGTTTTGATCTGTTCGATGATGCTGAATCTATTCAGGTAGACTTCCTGATTCCTCCTCAGACAGCCGAAGATTCGGATGCGGTTACCATTGCAAACTACCTGAACGGTATTGCAAAGGATCGTAAGGATTGCGTGGTTCCTGTTTCTCCTCCCAGAGAAGGTATCGTTGGCGTAACAACTAGCACTGCAAATACGAATGCCATTACGTTTGCAAATAAATTGTCAAGTTCATCTTACTTGA